CCGGCCTTCTTGGCAAACGCGGGGTTCTTGGCCACCGCAGCCATGAAGTTGTGCTGCTTCTTACTGACGCTCGGCATCGTCGGCTTTCTTGCGCCGAATAATTTCGGCAAACGGCTTGCCCGCAACCATCTCGGCGATCCGCATGCCTGTCCAAATAATTGTGAACAGCGCAGCGACAGAAGGCAGCAACTGCACGAGAGTGCCGATAGCGGTAACAACCGACAGGCCGTCGCCAACCTGTTTTGCAAGCTCAACGTTTTCCTGCTTCATGTCAGCAATTCCATGCACGCAACGACTTGTTAATCCGGGAGTTTGGGTCTTTCGCGGTCTTGGCCGAGGTGAGTTTCTTCTTCATACCACTCATCCTCGCGCAAAAGGAGTCGCGCCGTTTGCCGCCCTCGGGTTGCGGAGGTTTTAGGTTCATCCCTTGGGCCTTCGCAGAGGCGCGCCCCTTGGCGTTCAGACCACCCTTCTCGGATTTGCCTTCCTTGCGTTGCCATGCGGGTGTTTTAGCCATAGTACAAAGTCACCGCAGCAGCGCTGCCGGTGTCGCAGTAGACGCCGTTGTCGGCCCGAATGCCTTCGCCGGGGATCACCACCGTGTGGCATCCAGCCGCAGTCACACCCAGCTTAAGCAAAACATTGCCCGAAGCTGCGGACGCGTTGTCATAAAAGATGATGGGGTTAGCACCACCCGTCGTGACCGAGATGTACGCGCCCTTGATCCGCACCGGGTACGTGACCATCGCTGCGTCAGCCTCGGTGTACGCGGCTTTTACGTCGTATTGCATGGCCATGTCGGCCTCCTATTAGGCCGGGGTGATGGTCGTGGTGCCGTCAGCAGCGTCGATCCAAGTGCTGGCAGCCAGTGCGCCTTGAGCCACGTAGAAAGTCTTGGTCGTGGTGTTGTACAGCGTGGTGCCCAGAGCCTTGCCAGACGTGTTCACGGCGTTGGCGATTGCGCCCAGAGCCGCAGAAGTCGTGGTGGTGGAAGTCACGGTGCCGGTGACGTTGCCGGTGACGTTGCCGGTGACGTTGCCAGTGACGTTGCCGGTGATTGCGCCTTCGAAGCCGTTGTCAGACTTAACCGGGCCGGAGAAAGTGGTGCGTGCCATTTAGACCTCACATGCGAGTTGGGGCGTGCTGTCTGCATGTCGTCAGGCCGGGACCTGTCAGCAACGCCGGATGACCCCGGGTTTGGGGCAATATACAGCAAAAGAAAAAGGGGCACAAGGCCCCTTTTTCACAGTCTTCCTGAAGATCAGGTCGAACCGGCAGAACCCCACATGCCGAGGGGATCGGACCAGCCGAAGCTGTAACGCTCGCGAGCCTTGTAACGGACGTTGCCGGTGTCAAAGTCGCCGTCCATCGAGGTGGACAGAGCCACACGCTCGAAGTGCTTCAGGCCGTTGGGAACGTCAGTGGTCAGGAACCAAGCGTTCGGGTCGGTCAAGAAGTGGTTGACGGTGTAGCCACCGGAGATGGTGCCCATCTGCTTGATGGCGTTGATGTCGTTGTCAGCGGTAGCGACACGCAGTTCGGTGTCCAGCAGACGCTTGGACTGGAACATCAGGGCCGGGGGAACCACCAGCTTGACCGGCTTGGCAGCGATCAGCAGACCACGTTCGTCGGTCCACGCAGCGATTTGAATCGTGGCGTTTTCCAGCGAGGTCTCGTTCAGATCGACACCAGTGGTCGGGCTGTTGTAGTTCTGGCCGCCGCCAACCAGCGGATGGCCAACGCGGGTGCCCGAAGAGTTCACGCCGAACAGGGAGACGCCGTCGCCACCGAGGTAGCTCTGGCTGAAACCGTTGTTCAGGACCGACGCGGCCTTGACCTGCTTGGTGTAGGCCATGGCGCGAGCCAGAGCCTTGGTGTAGCGGGCCGACAGGCTGTCGTACAGGTTGTCTTCGACCGCTTCCTCGGTGATCGAGAAGCCCAGAGCGATGGTCTCGTGGGTGTAGCGGGCGGTGAACGCTTCCTGCGCGTTGTCGTAGGCGATCGCGGAGCCTTCGTTCTTGACCGGGGCAGCGCCGAAGCCGGAGAGCTTGGTCTCCTCTTCGAAGCTACGCTCGGACTTCTCGGTCTCGTAGATTTCCTTGTGCTCTTCGCCGTAACGGGCGTATTCCATACCGAACAGCGCATTCAGGCCGGGCAGGAGTTCTTTGAGTAGCTGTGCACGAGAGATAGCCATTTTGTATTACTCCTTACAGGCCAACAGCGTTGCTGTAGCTGTGATAGCCGGGGTTGAACTTCACCAGAATGTCGGTGTAAGCGTCACCCACGGTGGAGGTGGTGCTTTCGACAAAACCAACGATGCGGAAAGCAGCGGTGGTGGTGATGGCGGTGGCGTTCACAGCGGTGTTGCTGTTGCCGGTCTGGGTCGAACCCGTGCTGGTGCTCTGGGCAGCGTTCAGGTAGACGTTGTTGCCCAGTTCGGTCTGGGAAATCGTACCAGCGGCCTGCACTTGGAACACGGTGCGGTCGTCGTCGATCACCATCGCTTGAACCACGCCGGTCGTGTTGGCCGGGTAGTACTGCGAGAAGATCAGTTGACCTTGGGCGTTGTAGTAGGAGCAACCCACAAACACGCCCACAGCGCCGGTCAGAGTGCCGTTGCCGGGGAACGAGTTGGTCGTGCCGTCAGCGCCGGTACCGGTCACCAGTTGCAGATAGCCGTCCGAACCAACAAAAACAATGGAACCATTGAAGATGTTGTTGGCGTAGCCAGCGGGGTTGATGAGGAACGTGCGGGTGCTACCGGCGTACGGTAGGCCGCCCAGTTCATTTACGGCTCGAAAGCCGTAGGGAGAAGCGGTGGAAGCCATTTAATACTCCTGAGTTACTTGGAACCAGAACCAAACCCGTTTCCGCGACTGGCCGACGACTTGCGGTCGGCGAACAGCGGCATACGCGGGTCATTGTTTCGCATAAAGTTGTTGTCCACGGATTCCATCTGGGCCCGGTTCTGGGCGGCGTAATACTCGTCACGCGCTTGCGCACGCTCCCGAGGCATCTTGCAAAGCATCAGGCCGCCGATTTCGACGTTCCCGGTCTTCGCATTGCCTTCCAGCATCAGTTCCGGATGATCCACGGCCTTCACCGGCTCCCAGCCTTCACGCATCTTGTTGGACACGTTGACGTTCTGGGCCTCACCAAGGACGTGCGTCGCAATCCAGCGGTACACGTACCCCGGCTCGGGGGTCGGATCGGGCAGTGCACTTGGCGGTTGATAGACCGCGCGTGCAGATTTTTCGCGCGACGCGAGGTCGCGAGGGGTCCGGGCGTTAACTTCAGCCATTCGATTTCTCCAGTTTTGCTACTTGAGCAGCGTATTGCTGCGGGGTCAGTCCAAATTTCTTTGCCAGAGCGATCTGGGTCGGAGTCAGTTGGATTTTCTTTGCACCCGTCGAGCGACTCGCCGGGGCAACAACCGTCGTAGGCTTTCTGGAGCCATCGCCGGATTTCGGCTGGGACTTAGGCTCCCCGAAAACTTCGGGAAACTTATCCTTTATGCGAGAGTCGATTCTCTCGAAGTACTCATCCGAGCGGGGGTCAACCCCCGATGTCACTAGTTTTTGGTGCAGCCCCAGTGCGAAGCTGGTTAATTCCTCGTATCCCGGAGCACCGAACCACTGGTTTTTTGCCTGCCAGTTCAGGGTCTTTTGGTCCAGTTCGGGAGCCGGGTCCGAATTTTGAGGAGTTTTTACCTCAACGGTTTCTTCTTGTAAAGGGGCAGGCTTAAAAGATTTTGCGCTCTGCACCTTGAACTTGGCCTCCATCAGCGCCTCTTGGGCCGCGATGATGGCTTCCGTGTCAAACGATTCCGTGGCCGCCTTGAGGGCAGCCTTGGCCTTATCGACTTCGTTCTCGGCCACCTGCACCTGCGAAGCAACGTATTGCTCGGTGCCGGTCTGCACGTACTGCTTTAGTTTCTTGTTTTCCTCGACCATCAACTGGGCGATGCGTTCAAGCTCCTGTTTCTCCCGCAGCAGCGCTTCCTTGGCGCGGCGCTCGTCATGCCGCGCGTGCGTCAGTTCCTTGATGCGCTTTTTCACGCCCTCGGAGTAGCCGTCGATTTCTTCCTCGGTGGGGTCGTTGACCTCACGCTCCAGCGGCTTGCGCCCACGGTCTTGGGGAGGGGTGTCATCAACGATCTCGATTTCAACGTCATCGCCATCAGCGCTGACTCCAACCTTGACCTCGTTGCTCTCCTCCCCGTTGTCGTCGCCAGCGGCGACGATGTTCTTGTCGTCGGCTTCTTGCTCGTCAGGGAATTTGTATCCGGACATTTCTACTCCTTCAGGCGCGCGTCAGGCCGCGCGGGTCTTCTACAACGGCATCGACTTGGTCGTCGTTCAGGAGCCTGAATTCCTTGCCGAAAATCTTGAACCTCGTACCGGAATAAGTCCGAACGAGAACGAAGTCGCCTTCCTTGCACCATGCGCCGGAAGGAAACTTGGCGGTGTCTTTGTATGCGTCGGGGCCCACCTTGAGCACGAACAGCACCGTCGTCGCGTGCTCCTCTTGCTTCATGAACTGGTCGGCTTTGATGATCTCGGAGTTCTCAAACGTCTGAGAAACGTCCGGCACAACGCACAGAATTTTCCAACCCGTGGGCTCGGGCAGCGACTTGGCTTTCTCCTCGGCGGGAGCAGCTTCGTTTTGCGTGTCTTGGGGTTGGATGGCTTGGGGCAGCGAAATGCCCGGGGGCAGGATCAGACCTGATTCACTCATCGGATTGCTCAACTTTCTCTGCAAGGTCAAGTAGATGGCGCTCTGCGACGGCGAGACCTTGAATCACACCGCAGAGTTTTTGATATTCATCGAAAGAGCGGCACGAACCCCCCGCCAAGTCATCGGCGTAGTTGTTCATGTCGGTGCGTATCTTCTCGCGCAGTACGCGTGCGAAGTCTTGGATCATTGGTTGCGATTACCTCCGGGTTGTTGTGCTTTCGCACGGGATTGCGCGGCTTGCGCCTTGCTCTTGGCGATGTCGATGCCCATGCGGACACCGTCTCGTTCTTGGTCGGCTTCGAGCTTGTCAGCCTTGAAGGCTGCGTCGATCTGGAGTTGCTTTTCCTTGAGCGCCAATTCGTCTGCCTTGGCGGCGGCATCTGCTGCGACCTTCTTGTCCTTGATCGCCACTTCTTGGGCGCGGATTTGAAGTTCTTGCTGCTGCATCTGCAAGACCGGGTCCTGCGCCTGCTGCTGTGCTTGCTGCTGGGCGGCTGCGGCTTGGTTCTGCTGGAGGACCTGCTGCGCGGCCTGCGCCATCATCTGCGAGAGGGCCAACTCCATCTGCGGAGGCAGCTTCTCGTCTTGCGGCGGCAGGGGCATACCCAACTGCTGCTCGATCTTTTGGCGATAGCCAAAGCCCACGTGCTCGGCGATGTGCGCCATCATGGCTGCCTGAATCTGCCCAGCGCGGGGGTTCTGTCCGATCAACTGCATCACGATCGGGTCCTGCATGGCCGACATGTGCACCCGGATGTGCGACTCGTGGTCCTGATACTGGAACGCCTTGAGCGGCTCGCCCTTGAGCACGTTCATGTTCTCGGTGACCGGGTCCTTCGGTTTCTGGTCCTCGGGCAGCGGGATGAGCTTGTCGGCATTTTTGATCCCGAGGACTTCAAGCATCCCGCGATGAAGCTGCGGCAGGTTGTAGATGTCCGGCGCAGTCTGAGAAAGCTGAATGACGGCTTGGTACTGCACCAGCCGCTGGCTCATGGTTGCTGCGTTGGGGTCCGAGACCGGGATCACCTCGACGATGTCGTAGTCCGACTTCTTGACGCGGCGCATGTCGCCCTCGTCCTTGTCCGCGTCAGGCTCGTAGCTGTACTCGTCGTCCGTGTAGTCACGGATGATGCCTTTGAGAAGCTGCAACTCTTGCTTGAGCGCGTAGTGCACCCGCGCTTGGACGGCGGTGAGGACTTTGAGTTGTCGCTCCAGCAGGGCCAGCGTCGTGCCCACCGGTGCCTGCGCGGACATGTCCGCCACCTTCACGTCTGCCGTGGCCGCAAACCTGCGGCCTTCCTCGACCACGGTGTTGAGCAGGTTGTACAGCGTGGCGCTAGGCTCCTTGTACGGGAGCGGCAGGATGTTGTCGCGCAGCGCGCCAGAGCCGATGTCCACATCACGGAACTCACCCGGGGCGATCGGAGTGTCATCTCCTTTAATTCTTAATCCGCGACTCTTCAAGCCCCCGGGCAGGTTGCTCAGGGTGCCAGCGTCGATCAGTTGACGCATCAGGCTGGTAGCCGAGTTGGCGAAGCCGCCGATCAGATGGAACAGGCCAAAGCCGTAGGCACCGAAGCCGGGGATGTATTGGTAGTGGACGAAGTGCTGGCGCTTCAAGTGCAGTTCGTCGTCTTCTTTCCAGTTCCTGCGGATGGCCAGCACGGTGTTCGTGCCACGGATGAATGTCACCACGTACGGCAGCGCAATGCCTGCGGGCTCACCATCCTCGTCGCGGATGCACAGCGGGTCTTCCTTGATGCACAGGTCCACGTGCGACTCGATCAGCGTGAACCGATCGTCGTTAAGGTCGGCGAACCCCGTCTCCTTGTCCTTGGCTTGGTTGATCGCGTCGATGTGCTTGTCGGGCGTGCCGATGTCGCAGTCGCGATAAAAGCCTGCCGCTTGCAGCTTCTTGATGTCGTTCTCGGTCTTGCGCATCACGTGCGATACGCGGTAGCACGTCATGATGTCCGACGTGCCATACGGCAGCAGGATGTCCTCTGCCGGGATGAACATCGACACCTGACGGCCAAGGTTCGGATCGTAGTAGACCTTCTTGAACGCGCTGCCGGTGGCAGGCAGCGACCACAGCATCCGCTCGTGCTCCGGGCGGAACTCCTGCATCTTCTCGGTCAACTGGTAGTTCATGTCCTCTTGGACGCGCACTGCCACTTCCTGCTTGGCCGGGGTCTGCTTGCCCACGATCTTGGTCTTCACGGGCCCCTGCGCAGGGAACGTCTCGGTGATCGTCTCGCTCTGGAACTTCACCACCGCCTCGGTGAGCATCGGATGGAACACGCCCGACGCGCCGTCCCACGGCTCCGTGCGCTCCTCAATTTGCAGCCCCAGCAGTTTCAACCCCGTGACATACGCCTTCTCCCACTCCTTGCGTGAGTTCTTGTCGTTGTCGATGTCACTGGCCAGATCACTGGCCATCGTCTGGATCGCGCCTTCGTCTAGGAACTCGGCAAGGTTGGCGTCAAAGTCTTCGACGGAGGGCGCTTTTTTCTCGATGTCGATCTCCAAATCGCCTGCCTCGATGTGCACTGCCTCCGGGTCCACGATCTCGATTTCAATCGGTTCGATGCCTTCGGCATCGTCGGCTATGCCAACGGGGGATTGAAACAGTGCCTTGTCGATGTTGGTAGCCATCTTTTATCCTTAGTAATAAGCCGCGCGTCGCCGCTGAAAAAAGCGGTCTTCCTGCTCGTCGGTATCCAGACTGATGAACCCGCCTTGGCGGTAACGCAGCAGGGCCTGCGTTGTCGTGTCCACAAAGTCGTCGTGCTCGCCAACAGGAAAAGACGCCACTTCCTCAATCACTTCACGCGCCCAGCGCGTGTCCGGTGCCCACACTTTCCCAGACGTGAAGAGGTCTGCGACTGCATTAAGCCGCACCATTTTGTCATTTCCCCGGCTCGGTGAAAACTCCTGCACCGGGATGCCCATCGCCCGAAGCTCTTGGATCAGCGGCGCGCCAGCGGCTTTCTTTTCCACGATGAACGCGTCGGGGTCCCATTCCTTGTAGTGCTTGTGCGCCGTTTCCTTCAACTCCGGGAACGCCATGCGCGCCTTGAACGCATCCAAAAGGATTACCTGCGGGCTGTTGCCCTCTTCCTCGTTGTACCAGACGCCCCACGTTGTACAGGCGCTGTAGTCGGAATTGTTCTTGGTCTCGAACGCCGTGTCCCACGACTGGATCACGTACTCGCAAGGCGGCGGCTCGTCGCCCTCCCAGATGCGCCAGTGCTTCCTGCTGACGATCGCGCTGTTGTCGCTCGTGGGTTGCTGCATGTACTGGGCGTTCCAGTACTTGGGGTCCAAGCTGGCCTTTGTGGCTTTCAGGCTGGTCAGCGGCCACTGCTCGGGCCACAGGCTCTTCTCGTTCTCGGTGCCTTCGTTGAGGATCGCAGGCAGTTCGACGATCTCCCACGGGATGCTCTCGGGGTTCTTGATCTGGTAGTCGATCAGCTTGCCTGTGAGGTCCAAGAGGGACCAGCGCGTCATGATGATAATGATCGCGCCCCCCGGCATCAGGCGCTGCAAGGGGCCTGTCTGGAACCACGACCACGCGGTGTCGAAGGCTAGTCTGGAATTTGTTTTAACGTCTTGTTCGCTATGGGGGTCATCAATAACAAACAGATCAGCGCCGCGACCCGCAAGGGCACCTCCCACACCGGCTGCGTAATACTGGCCACCAACCGACGTAGACCACTTGCCAGCAGCCTTCTGGTCGTCAGCAACCACAGTTGCGGGGAAGATTTCACGGTACTCCTCCGTATCCAGCAAGTTTCGGATGCGACGACCGAAGTCCTCGGACAGGCCCGCCGTGTGCGTGCCCATGATGATCTTCTTTTGGGGGTACTTGCCGAGGAAATACGCGGGGAACAAGTAGCTGGAGAACTCCGACTTGCCCATACGAGGCGCGATGTTGATGATCACACGCTTTTTCTTGCCCTCAATCACGTCCGTGAAGATTTTGGCCAGCTTCTTGTGGTGTGGGCCGATCTTGAAGCCCGGATACACCGACGTGGCAAAGCCCAGCATGTTGTCTTGGGCCGCCGCAAGGCGTGCGCGCTTCTCGCGCTCCTCAAGGTCCGCCAAAAGCTCAGCCTTCTCCACCGCACTCATGTGCGGGAGCGCCTTTTGGAGGGCTTCAAGCTCCAGTTTGGTCAGGCTGGTCAGGGTTTTCACCTATATCCGTCGAGTTTTCGCCGTTTTCTGTACAGGTCGGGTCCGACGTGTCTGTTTTTTCGGGTTCCGTGTACACATCGACCACGTCGATGACCCCCATGAACTTGCCCAGCTTCTCCTTGATGCGTGCATCGAGTTCGGCGTCGCTGGCGGGGGCGGTTTTGACCTGAATCTGCTCGGTGAACAGGCCCACCTCGGTGACCTTGCCCAGCAGTTGGAGCGCTTTCAAGCGGATGTTGGGGTTGGTGTTGGTCGTTTCCTCAACGATCTTGGCCACCGTGTAGCCGCGAAGCTCCTTGGCCTGCTCGATGAACTCCCAGTCGTAGGCGGTGAGCATGCCCGTGATGTGGCGCACGGCCTCGGGCGTCTTCAAGGTGGCGATGGCCGCCTTTTGCTCCAGCGTGTCCGTCTGGGTGGTCAGGGCCCCAAACGCTTTTCTGGCGTGGGCCTTCTCGATCTGGGCGTCCACCTCTTCATCCGGAGGCGCGCCAATTTCTTCCAGCCAGTCGGACGTGGCGATCTTGGCCGACAGCAAATCCTGCACGCTGGCGTCATCCAGCGCTGTCATGGGCCCGGGCGGTGATACTTCCGGATTAAAGTGCACCAAGTGTTCCAGCATTTTGCGTAGGTAGGCGCGGGGCCTTGTAACCTCGTTGCCCGAAATGTACACTGCTTCCCGACGGCTGCGCAAGCGGTTGTCATTGCTATCTCCATTGCTTCGCCCCCGGTGTAACAGCCGGGGGCTTTTTTGTGTCTGGCGTTTGACACAGGTTTTCTGGATTTTTTGAAAAATTTTGGCGTGGGGGCCAAATTCTGGATTTACCACCCTTCCCCAAAAGTGTTACTGCCGGGCTGTTGTACAAAAGGATTACAAAGTATTGGGTGTCGATGTGGAACAGTGTTCATGTCACGTCGCCACGCCCCGCTCATATACGGGCTCCCACCCCATGGTGGGGTCTGCAACTGGCTGTCAATGGTTCTCTGAAACGTCTCAGTGATACAATAGAGGCATCGGTTCAGGGGTCTGCACCGATCTGTCGCCCGGCCAGTTCGCTGGGCTTTTCTTTTGGAGATTCAACTCATGTCTACCTTCAACAAAGCCGCCGTCTTCGCTGTCTTCGCTGCCGTTGACGGCGCGCAACTGGATTTCGCTCAGCAACTGCTCGCACTAGGTGTAGGCGACCGGGCCACCGCTCGGCCACTTGCCATGGAGTGGGCCAGCAAGAAGTACGGGGCCAAGATCACGGAGGGTCAGCGTGGCCTGATGCTGCCGCGTGACAGCGCAGCCGAGCGAGCCATGAACCGCGTGCTTCAGGTGTGCTTCCCCAAGGCTGACCTGCCCGCCAAGCAGCCCAAGATCAACGCAGCCCGCGCAGCCGATCCCGTGGAGAAGTTGCTGGCTGACTTCGCCAAGCTCACGGCGGGTCAGAAGCGCAGCTTCAAGTCCAAGCTCGCTGCTCAGTAGTTCCTGGCAACGTCTTGCGGACAACTTGTCCGCGAGTTTTTTCGTGGCGGCGCACGGGGGAGCCCGGGCCGCTGTTTCTTTCCCTGTCCAACCTAGGAGTTCCAACCATGAAATCCCTCCCCTTCACCCTTCGCATCCACAACGCCGGTCTCGATCAGGAGTTCTTCGCCCGAACCGAGTACGACGCCTACACCCTGTTCAACGCCCTGACCGCAGCCTACCGCCGCGTAGAACTGTGGCGCGGCGAAACCCAGATCGCCCTGTACGACAACCACTGAAAGGAGTAACCCATGAAACACATCTCCGCTGGCGCTTGCCTGTTCCTCCTCCTGTTCTTCACCTGCGTTGCCATCATCATCAAGTAAGGAGCCCCCATGTCCAAGACCAACCGCTACGCCATCCACAAGTCAATCAAGCCCGCCTCACTGGCACGACTGGTTGAGTTACGCGAAGACTACGTCCGCATCGCTGCCGACCGAGCCAACAAGCAGCGCATCCTCGAAGAGGCAAAGGCACGCGACCAAGAATGGAGTGAGTTCATTCAATACGTGCGCCCCCTCAAGCAAGGCAAGCTGTTCCGGTAGGCACAAGGCAACTGGCGGACACCATGTCCGCCAGTTCTCCACAACAAGTTGCACAGCCTTTTGTCCGGCGCATACCCACTAATTCGGAAGCGAAGCGTAGGCCCGCAACCCGCGCCAATCCTCACGCTGTCCACTTTCGACACCAATATATACACATTTACAGAATTACTTATATATATAGAAAGGGGAGTAAATATATGAGTAAGCAAATATTCTTGTGGGTTGACTCGTCTTCGTCCTCCCCTATCCAGCGGGGTTAGTTGTATGCCAAAACCTTCTTTATTGGTGTCGAATGCCCCGAACCCCAGTATTCATGCGGCCCCCGAGCCCACCCTTCACTCCCGAATTAGTGGACATCACGTGGACACTAGTGGACAATCGGGCGTGTATTTCACTCACCAACCCTCTAGGAGCACCGAATGACTGGACGCAAACTGACCTACCCCGAGTTCAAGCCCCGCCCGTGGGCACTCGCCATGCCTTGGTCGTTGACACAAATAGAAGCCGAACTTCGCAAGGGCCTCACGGGTAGCAGCGACACGCCACGCTACCGCTCATTCAAGGACACCCTCGACGCAGTGCACCTGCTGGCCCATCGTGGCGTGGATGAGTTCCGAGGCGACAAGGTGCACAAGCTGCTGGTAAAGGCGGCGCAGACCCATGGCTGGTACTTACCGGAAGGCAAGCGCCGACCCCTGCCCAAGGTCTTCAAGGACGGACACCGGGTGTGCGCCAAGTGCTACGAGGAGAAGCTCGAAGAGGTCTTCAAGGCCAAGCCCACGCTCGCCCAGAAACGACGCAACGGGTGGGCCGAGGACACCTCACAACTCATCACGCACAAGCTGTGCGACGCCTGCCGACTCTCCAACGCGCGGCGCGCCAAGCGCAAGGCGGCGAAAAGGGAAGCGCCGACCCTGATCGGGGCCTACCGCACCTCCATCACCAACGGGCTGGAGACTGTGGCCAAGGTGTTCAAGAAGCACACGGCGTTCGTCGATACGACCACCAACACCCGCTCGTTCGCCTTCAAGACCGACGAGGATGGCGACTACTACGTCAAGCGCGAAGCCTTGCTGCGCCTAACTCGCCAGCGCCTTGACCAATATATCGAGGACGGCACGCTGCGTGAGCGCATCCCTGCCGAGCCGCAAGGACTGTGGTTTGAACTGCTCACGCAGGACGAGAAGGACAACCTCGCCCGGCTGCACCGGGCCGGGTCGTGGATGCAGGGCGGGTATCGCTCGCGCATGCCCCTGCTATGGGAGCAGTCCCCCCACAAGAATGCCAGCACAGCCAAGCCCTTGACTGAAATAAAAGCCGACCAGTCAGTCGAGATGACGAAAGAAGAAAAGGGAACGGTCATGCTTCCTTCTTCCCGCCAAACCAGTTCAGCCGACGACGACTGGTCGAGCTTTTAACCGCGAACTCGCGGACATTTTGTCCGCAAGCCGCCGCCGGGACGGTTCCATCCCGGCAAACCAAGGAGAACCAACGTGAAAATCAAAACAGTAGACCTAACCGGAGCCGCCCTCGACTGGGCGGTGGCGAAGTGTGAGAACGAAGAAGTTAGTCTGGTCAAGGGGCAGCTAGAAACCCGATGGACAGAAAACGGGTGGTCGCCATCGTCCAACTGGGCGCAAGGCGGGCCGATCATCGAGCGCGAGTGCATTCAACTGGAGTACCGAGTCGCGGTGCAGTGGATCGCCACGCGTGTCGAGGGGTCGTCCGTGTGTGAAGTGTCTGTGCCCTACAACCAGAAAGGCAGGCCGCAACTCATCGCAGCCATGCGCTGCTACGTCATGTCGCAACTGGGCGACGAAGTTGAAATCCCGGAGGAACTCAAATGAGAAACGTGTACATCACCAAGAAGATTCGCATCGGACTGACCGCCAATGACTGGCAACTGTACGGGGATGACGATGACCCGAAGCGAGACATGGCTGCGTTCGAGATGAACGAGAAGATCGAGAACATCCTGAACAACAACCCACCGAAGGACGAGGCAGTGCCAGCCATCGCTGACATCCTCAACCAGTACAGCAAGTTCGGCGCTTACGACAGCGAGGGGGTGCAGGTAGCCGGACAGTTGATCGACGAGTTCTTTACATGAAAACCGGATGGCCCCCGGGCCTGTTACAGGACGACTCTCGTCCACTATCCCGCTGGTTCGCCAGCAAACCCGATGCCCGGCGCATGGTGCGCTTGGCACTTTTAACCTTGAAGGAGAAACCAACCATGAACGACATCAACGTAACCATCACCACCAACCCCGCCGAGATCGCAGCGCTGATCGAAGCAGACGCCCAAGCACAGGAGAACCAAGCCATGAACCTCACCCCCACCCCTGCCCCCGCTCCCACACCCGCTCCCACACCCGAGCAGAAAACCCTAACCCCCGCAGACGATGTGACCACGCTGGCCATGGCGCTGATGGGTGGGTTGATGCCGATCATCAACCGCATGGTGGAGCAGCGCTTTGCCGCACTTGTGGAGAACGCAGCCACGATGCGCTTGCTCGACGAGACAACCACGGACAAGATCATCGAGCTAATCAACCAGCGCATGGACGACCACGAGCGCAGCTACGACCATGAGCAGTACGACGACTACGACCGCACGCTGGACCGCCTGTCGTCAGACGTGGAAGACCTTGAGCGCAACGCACTCGACCGCGACGCTGTGGGGGAGATGGTCGGCGACTACTTGGGCGAGCACCTGTCCGACGAGGTCAACAACCTGCTTCAGAATGCGACGGCCACTGTGGAGATCAGCGTGTGAGAAAGGCCAAGCGTGAAACTATTGCGAAACCTATTCGGCTTTACTCGTGGAGGCAACAACTTGCGGACACTTTGTCCGCATATGCACTGCCCTTCGCCTACGCAGCCGCAATCATCGTCGTCCTGCTCGACGTGTTCCTCTGGCGCGCATAGCGCCGACCATCAACCGCAACCTCAAGGAGAACCAACCATGGCTAAATTTGCACTGAACATCAACAACAACGAGATGTGGCTGACCCCCGCACAGATCGACAAGCTACTCAAGGCGCTGGCCGGGGCTGTTGTCGTGGAGACCGAGTGGAAGGGAAAGGACAAAGGCTTCTACGGCACCGACTGCCAGTACGACGCCAAGTTCTTGCCGTTCGAGGTCAAGCGCCACATCCCCAGCATCAAGCTCATCTCGCAGGAGACGCTCGACAAGTACCTCACGCTGCAAACCATGCGTGACAACGACACCGCCAACTAGGAGACAGCATGACCGACAAAACCTACACCTTCGACGAGCTATCCAACCAAGCCAAAGACAGAGCAATGCTCGACTGGCAGGCAAACATGGACTTCTCCCCTGACTGGGCGATCGACGACTTCAAGGAGCAGGGCGTGGAGCGCGGCTTCGAGATCGAGGATGTGCGCTGGTCACTGGGCTTCTCGCAAAGCGATGGCGCTGCATGGGCGGGCCTCATAAGAATCCCCGAGTTCCTCGACTACCACATGAAGGACGACCACCCGCAGCAGCCGCAGTACATGATCGTGCGCGAGTTGTGCCGTGATGGGTGGGGCGATATGACGGCGCTGGTCAGCTACAAGGGCTGGCGCTCGGTGAACTCCGGGATCATGGAGATAGACCCACTCGCCTCGGTCGATGCGTGTGACATCGGGCACCACGTCACGATCGACGTGGACAGCCCACTGCAAGGTGCCAGCGTGCGTGCGCTGCTGGAGGCCATCGACTACGAGTCCCTGCTCGACATGCTGGAGATATGGCTGGCAAACGAGGCGCGCAAGTACGCCGACGAACTGTACGACCGCATCCTGTCCGAGTACGAGTACGAGATCAGCTACGACTACTTCGTCGAGATGGCCGAGGCCAACGAGTGGCGCTTCGATGAGAACGGCAAGATTGTTTAACCCCAACCAGTGAAGGAGAACCAACTATGTTTGCAGGAAAAACTTGGGTGCTGCCCAGCATCCACAACTACGCACAGGCACACGCCTACTTCGAGAAGACCAAGCTGCCCCCACGTTCGCGCAAGTGGCACAGCAGCCAGCGCCCACTCAAGGACACAAGCTCGTACCACTACCGCATAGAAAAGAATGACAACGGCGAGTCATACGACCTCGTGCTGTACAGCACAGTGATGGCGCGCTTTCACAAGCCCGACGCCGAGGGCAACGAGTTGCGTGAGTACCAAGGCGACGGCTCGCAGACCAGCAAGGGGTTCATGTGGGACGTGCTGGGTGTCAGTGACATCTGCCGTGTGCGCACCACCAGTGGCGAGGAGGTGATCATGCCGGTCACAACCCGCGCTATCGAGCCGGGCATGCCCTTCTCTGTCCAAGCATGGTTCACGCCGGGCAACGCCCTCATGGTGGGTAAGTCCCGGCACACGCGCATCTATCGCAAGGTCAGCAGCCCCGAGGACAAGAAGGCACGGGCCGAGGCACGCAAGCTGTTCGACCCGCTGTTCACGCTGGCAGCCATGCAGATACCGCAGTTCGTTGAGCGCGTGGCGTTCGACCGCTCGACGGGGCAAATCTTCCGGGGGATCAACCTCTACACGCCGCAAGTGGACACGCTGCGCGACCTGCACAACTCCCTCGTGCTTGGCATCCAGCCCGCAGAGGGTGAGGTCGAGACCTTCATGGACTTGGCCGAGTCAGTGTTCGACAGCATCGCCAGCCGACGTGCGGTGGAGAAGGGCTTCTTGCAGTGGGGCAACCGCCAAGACCCCACGTACGACGACATCGCGCCGATCACTGAGGCGCAACTGATTCAGGCGGTATGGGCCAAGGTGCAGCAGGCGCTGGTGTTAGATCGAACCAATGGGTACACGGAGTACCCGCAATTCCCTCGCCGTGAACAATTAGTTCTAAGCAATATCCACACTCAGTAACCCACAGAAAGGAGTTGTCCAACACTAGACACACAGCTATACTGACACCACAACAAGTTGCGGACACTGTGTCCGCAACATCTACAAACATTTTTTGCAACGGAGATTCAACATGTCAAAACTTCTTTCCTTTTCCCAAGTCGTCGCCCTCATCGCCGCTGTGGGCCACAAGCGCACCATCATCGTCGAGGGTGAGAACGGCATCGGCAAGACCGCGCTGTTCCACGCCCTCAAGGCGAGCCCCAAGTTCGCTGACCACATCGCTGTCGATCCGGTTGACTGCACGCAACTCTCTGATGGCTCGGTGTGGATGCCTTGCCTCGACACTGAGAACGGCGTCTCGCGTGAGCTACCCAACGAGCGCTTCGGTGTGAGCAAGCACAACCAACTCGGGGTCAACGGCAGCAAGCCGATCCTCGTGGGTCTCGATGAGATTGCCAAGGCTCCGCAGTTCATCAAGAACGTGCTGGCTCCCGTCGTCTACGAGCGTCGTGTCGGCAACTTCCACATGCCCGAGGGCAGCACTGTGGTGTGCTTTACCAACCTCGCCATCGAGGGTCTGGGCGATTCGATTCAGGCGCATCTCAGGAATCGTTTGGTTTTCGTCAAGATGCGCAAGCCCACCATGGAGGAGTGGGTCAACAACTTCGCCATCCCGCGCGGTCTCAACGCGTCGATCATCGCCTTTGCCAACAGCTACCCGCAAATCTTTGATTCGTTCCTCGACTACGAGAAGGGCGGCAAGTTCGAGGGCAAGGACTTGTCCAAGGACAACGGCATGATCTTCAACCCTCGCTCGACTGCCACGGCCTACGTCACGCCTCGCTCCCTTGTGGCAGCGTCGGACATCTTGCAGGAGGGTGATGGCGTGCTCGACGACGACACGTTGGAGTCGGCTATCGCTGGCGCTATCGGTGAGGTGGCAGCGCAGAACCTGTCGGCGTTCGTTCGCTTCGGTCGTGACATCTGCTCGTATGACCGCGTGCTCAAGGACCCTGCCACTGCGCCGCTGTCTGACAACCCCACCGCACAGCTTGTGCAGATTTTCCAGTTCGTCTCCCGCTGTGACAACCGCGAGGACGCAGAGAAGATCGTCGAGTATGTGTGGCGCATGAAGGCAGAGATTCAGTCGATCTTCTGCAACACAGTGGCGCAGTCCTCGCGCACTGCCATCTATGTGACGCTGGCCAACTTCGGCAAGATGCTGGCTGCTCACAAGATTTTCTTCAGCACCAAGTGAACAACCTCCGGTTCATCAAGCCGCTGCATCCGTTGTGCCTGAATCGCAAGGGCGAGATCGTCCTGCGCGGTTCGGTCTGGAAGCAAAAGGCGTGGATCGTGCTCTCGGTCTGTGGGTACACGGGTATCAAGTCCAAGCGCACGTTCCTGCTGGCGCGCTCTGATCATCACGACTACAACCACGACCACGCCACCATCCTAGAGAACATGGCCCACCTGTGGGCTATGCAGTATGGGGTGGGGGAGTTCGAGTTCACGCGGCGCAACGCCGACCACAGGGAGTTGTTCCACCCATCCGAGTGGGACCCCACGTCAATACCAAAGGAGAACCAACCATGAGCTTCGACAAGCTGACACCCAACCAGCGCATTCAAGCAGCCAACATCGACTGCATGCGCCACCCTCAGTTCTCGCGTCTTGCTGGCGTTATCGCCATGGGTAAGTCCGAGACATCGCCCGCCATCCCGACGGCGTGCACCAACGGCAAGGACAAGCTGTATGGTGCCGAGTTCATCGGCGACATGACGCGCAAGCAACTGCGCTACCTCGTGCTGCACGAGAACTTCCATGTGGCGCTCAAGCACTGCGTGCTGCCCTACTACGTTGACCTGTTTAAGAAGCACGGCCAGCTATCCAACATGGCAGCGGACTATGTGGTCAACGCCATGATCGAGGAGCTTGACCCCGAGTTCAAGTTCGTCGAGCGCCCGACCAAGGTCCCGCCGCTGGTGGATGCCAAGTACGAGGGCATGTCCTTCCCGCAGGTGCTGCACGCGTTGCTCCAAGATGCCAAGGACAACCCCGAGCAGCAGTCCGGGCAGGGCGACCCGATGGACGAGCACCAGATGTCCCCCGAGGAGCTACCCGTCGAGGCGCGTGAGAAGCTGGAGAAGATGATCGACGATGCCAACCGCCAAGGCGAGTTGCTCTCGCGCAAGCTGCGCGGGGACAAGGAGGGTGGCAAGGACATCTTCGGCACCATGGCTGAGCGGCGCACCAACTGGAAGGACGCACTCACGGACTTCATCAACAACGTGTGCAAGGGCGATGAGAACTCGCGCTTCTGTCCTCCCAACCGCCGCATGCTTGCCTCGGGGTTCATCATGCCGTCCCACTTCGACGAGAACGTGGGCGAGATCATCGTGGCGTGTGACACGTCCGGCTCCATGCACTGGGCCTACCCCATCGTGTTCGGCGAGATTGCCCGTGTCTGCCAGCACGCCAAGCCCGAGAAGGTTCGTGTGCTGTGGTGGGACACCAGCGTGGCGGGTGACCAAGAGTTCGCGCCTGACCAGTTCGACAAGATCGGGGACCTCATGAGCCCCAAGGGTGGCGGCGGCACTACTGTGTCGTGCGTCGCTGACTACATTGCTGAGAAGCAATACAAGCCCAAGGCAGTCATCATGCTGACCGACGGCTACATCGAGTCCGAGTATCGCTTGCCCGAGTTGCCTGTGCTCTGGGGTGTAGTGGAGAACGACGACTTCGTCCCCCAGCGCGGCAAGGTGCTGCGCATTACCGCTTGATCAACCAAAGGAGAACCAACCATGACCCGTTACAACATCGACACCTGCGCCATGCTCGCAGAATTCAACGCCAGTGTGTGGACCGCACGCAAGCTCGACAAGGGCGCAACCGAGGAAGTCGTCACGGCCAAGCGTGCCGGGGCCAAGGACGCAGCCCGCGTCAACAAGCACCTGCTGGCAGGTCGCAACGAACTGGAGGTCATCCAGTCCATGATCGGTCGTGCTCGCCAGTACGTGTACGACAACACCCTGCCGTGGTCCGACTCGGGGCTGCGCCTGCTGCCCACCATCAACTTCGAGAAGTTCGCCACCAAGATGAACGAGCTTGAGCAAGAGTTCGAGGACTTGGTCAAGAACTTCGTGACCATCTACCCGACGCTGATCACGGCACAGGCGATGGCGCTGGGCGACATGTTCAAGCGCGACGACTATCCCTCGCAGAACGAGATCATGACCAAGTTCAGCTTCCGGGTGAACTACATGCCTGTGCCGACGGCGGGAGATTTTAGGATTGACGTAGGCAACGCAGCCATGGACGACATCAAAGCCAAGCTGCAACGCCTTGCCGACGAGCGAGTGGAGCAAGCCATGGCCGATGTGCGCAAGCGCCTCGGGGATCACTTGAAGCGCATGTCCGACCGCCTGACCACCGACTACGTGGCGGGTGAGGCCAAGCCCCGCAAGTTCCACGACTCGCTCGTCGAGGGTGCGCTGGAGTTGTGCGACATGACCAAGGCGCTGAACGTCACCGGGGATGCCGACCTTGAGTCCACGCGCAGCCAGTTGGAGCAGCTTCTGTGCAACGTGTCCCCCACAGAGCTACGCAAGAACGCCGCTGTCCGTGACGACGTGAAGAAGAACGTCGATGCAATCCTCGATAAGTTCAGTTTCTGACCTGCGAAAGGAGTGATATGTGAAATACGAGTCTATTGCTGCCATGCACTACCGCAGGCTGGCAGACAAGGAGGCGGGCATCAAACACTCGCCCTTGTTCAACCTCAGAGAGTGCTGCGAGGCAGCGGGGGTAACCCCGCAGTGGTACGGGCGCATGGCGCATCAGCACTCTGGAGCCCCCGCCCCCGTACTGCGCTGTGGCAAACGCAACGTCCCGCTGTATCGCAAGCACGAGATCGCTGAGTGGGTCGCCCACATTAAACAACTTACCCAGACCAAAGAGAAAGGAACGGTCATGCCTTCTTTACAAGACGCTTTGCAATCTGCGCTCGCGCAAAAAAGCGTGATGCCTCTCCCCGAGGCGACCCTAAACCAGCCTGCCATCCCGGCAGACTGGGACGACGAAGGCGGCGCAGCCGTCATCACTGAAACCGCAACCACGCAACCCAAGGAGAAACCAATGAAACATCTGTTCGCACCCACCAACAACGTGTCTCGCGAGACCTTCAACTACGTGCGCGACAACCCCGGATGCACACGCATGGAGACCATCCGCGCGCTGGAGGCCAAGGGGTTCAACCGCACCTCGGTCAGTTCGATCCTCGCCTCGATGCTGGCGCAGGGTGCAGCCGAAGGAGACTCCAAAGGGATGCGCACAATCGTCGCTGAGTACCAACCGCTCAAGTCCCCCAGCGCGTTCAGGAAGCAGCAACAGCGCTTGCAGGAGGAGAAGGCTGCGCGTAGGGCGCAGCGCAAGCAGATGAAAGTTGTGCGGCGCAGCAAGCCCATGGTGGAGGAGAATGCGCCTTCGCTGGTGTTGCGCCCCGCGCCCGGCGCGTGGTCCCCGACTGATGTGCTCAACGGGTTGTCCGTCATTCAGGCCAAGGCCGTGTACGAAGAACTCCAGAAGATTTTCAACTGAAAGGAAAGCGCCATGACCAAAGAAACGCATCACCCCAGCCTGACCATGCCCAGCGTGCGCGTGACCGACATCAAGTTCAGCTATCAGCGTGGCGCTGACGTGCAGGCTACGTGGCGCAGGTTTGGCTGGACACCGCCCAGCGAGAAGATGACCCCGCCCCCACCTGAGCGCGTGCCCGAGACCCACTGGGAGCCTGCCGTGCGGAGGGTGAAATGAGTACCGGGGGCCCGGCTTTTCCGTGTGAGGCGTATGACCTTGAACGGAAGGTGATGGTGAATGAAGAAGGCATGACCCTGCGCGACTACTTCGCGGCCAAGGCGATGCAGGGACTGATCAGTAGCGCAGACTGGCGAGAGGCTGTAGCTGAACACACCACGAATGACATGGCGGCAACGAAGTTCACTGCGTTAACTGCGTATGAAATGGCCGACGCGATGCTGAAAGCGAGGGAACAATGAACGAAGACGAAAAGCGTGCGGACTTCCTGTTCAACCTGAAGTTCTGGCTGGTCGTGGTGGCGGTGGGCCTTTTGCTTTATGAGGTGCTGGGATGAGCATCGACGCCATGAAGCAAGCGCTGGAGGCGCTGATCGACCTGACCAACGAGATGAGCGACCAAGACTTTGTGAATCAAGGAATGGACGCCATCACCGCCCTGCGCCTCGCCATTGAGCAGGCCGAGCGCATCCAACGCGCAGAGGAAGCCTTTGCTGCGGCTAGCGATGGGATGAAAGGCGAGCAGGCCGAGAAGCAGGAGCACGCCGAAAGATTGTCCCTAAAAGGTTGGCAGTATTTTGAGTGTCCTGCTTGTGGTTCAGAAGGAGCAAGAGCGTTTCCACAACCAGAACAGGACACGGCGCGCCCAATCTACGTCGCGGAGGTAACGATGCCTGACCCGGGGGTGGGGTATGACTGAACGTCAATGCTCATCGTGTGGGGGATTTTGCAAACGTAGCGGCTGCGAGCGTGAAAACGTAAAGCGGCCCCTGAATGCCAGCGCTGAATATGAACGCGGATTTATCGACGGCATGCAAAAGCAGATGCAGTCCAGCGTGGACAAGGCGGTGAACCGAATGGCGACGCCTCAGATTGAAAAGCTGGAAGCGTATGGCGAGGCCAAGCGGCTCAACGCGCAACTGCTGGAGGCGCTGGAGAGCATGGTTGCATCTTGCTGGAGCGATGGGTTTACGAACCGCAAATACAACAGCGACGAACATGAAGAAAACGTGCGGCGTGATTTGGTTCTCGCTGCCATCGCCGCAGCAAAGGAGAAGGTATGAGAAAAAGTTTGCACCTGACCACCGAGTTTTTCCCGCGCCTGTGGCCGTGCTTTGCCGTGGGGTTTTTCAGCGGCGGCAACGAGTTTGTCCTGCACCTCTATCTGGTGTGCTTTCGCATCCGGTGGGGGTACTGATGAACAACGAGAAAGTAACCCATCTGCCAGCCAGCGTGAACTACACCCCAGAGCAGGCGCTTAAGTCGGCACTGGATATGTGTGAGGATGGTGGCCTGAGCGATGTGATGATCATCGCCTACGACTGGGAGGGCGAACTGTTCGTGCGCTCATCCAAGATGACCCGGGCCGAGGGGCTGTTCATGGTGGAGAAGGCTAGGGAGTGGTCAATGTACGGAGGTTTGGAATGAGCGCAAAACGAGAGTACCTGTGGGCCGTGTTCACCAACACCCCGCAAAGCCCGAAACTTGTGGAAGCGGCGCTGATTTTCTATCACGCCGAAGTGCCTGTCGAACAAGCACGCGAGTACATCAGGGTGTTGGCCGAAAAAATAAAGGCGCTCGCATGACTCTGACCTTCTTCCTAGTCCTTCTGCTGCTTGCCATCTGCGTGGTGCTGATCGGGGCCCTTGGTGTCGTGTTGTGGTGGAGCGAGCGTGAATTGCACTAAGTGCGGGCGGGACACGACGGTGTTGGATACGCGAATGATCGAGACTTTCCTGCGCCGTCGGCGTCAGTGCCTGCACTGCAAGCACCGCTTCTCCACGTACGAGATCGACGATGGGATGACCAAGACCATCAAAAAGTACCTGTTCCCGCACAGCGACACGATTGCCAAGCGGGTGGCGCTGACTCGACGCAATGAGAAAATAGTTGCCCTGCTCAAGCAGGGCGTCAAGCACGCCGTCGTGGCGGCGGAGTTCGGCTTGAGCGACAACATGATCAGCACCATCGCCACCCGGGCGGGGGTCAAGTCGTACAGAAAAGTAAAGGTGTTAAAAAAATGAGCTTTGTCAGTCAGCAACTTGTTTTGCCAAAGTCGTCCAGCACCCAGCCCCAGCATCCGCTGCGACTGTGCAACAAGTGTCAGAGAGATACGCCCCCGGAGGGCGGCGTGCAGATGTCCGCAACCAAATGGTTGTGCGCCGCGTGCTGGACGCGCCGAGCAATACGAAAGCCTGCTTGATGGTCAAGCGTTTTACAAGCAAAATCTCGGAAAAGAAAAGCGTTGAGGAGCAGGTGATGGCAGGAACGTGGTGGCCCTTCGATCGTGTGGACGCGAAGCTGTTGGAAAAGATCAACCGCAAGCGCACGCAGCCGAAGAAGCCCGACCTGCCCGCTGCGCCTTTCTAAGAGTCAACTGTCGGCACACGTTGGTCCATGCGCACGAGCCTTGTAGATGCGACTGCGCGTTGGTGAGTAGGGCAAGCCGACTGCTTACTGAAGTATGTCCTACTCACTCCAAGTTACAGCGGCGGGGGGCGCTGAATCTACACATCCCCCCACTTTTAATGGAGAACCAACAATGACAGCAGAATGGAAAAAGAAACCGCTTGAACGCGGCAAGCGATACAGCGACATCCAGCGCCTACAGGCGCGGGTCAAGGAGCTTGAAGTGGCGCTCCAAGACACGGCCGACCTGTACAGGCTGAAGAAAGACGAGCTAGCCCACGTCACCAAGATCGCCAAAGACCGGATAGACGCCAGCGACAAATACAACACGCTGCGCCGCAACGGCGTGATGATCGAGGACGAGGGCCAGTTCAAGTACTTGAAAGGCGACGAGCTTGACGAGTTCATGCGGAACTACCGCAGCGAGCCGTTCTTCACGTTTGATGAGGTGGCTGCTGTTGACTGGCAGATGGTGTACGGGAACCGAATCCGCAACGAAGGCATGAAGACGGTATCGGGGTACGTCACGTATGACGGCACTTGGTATCGTTTTCACGCGGAGCCCTGACATGGCAGCCACACCAGAAGCGAAAGTCAAGAAGCAAATCCGCGCCATCCTCGATGCGCACGGCGTGTACTACGCGATGCCGATTGGCACGGGCTACGGCAACTCGGGCGTGCCTGACTTCCTGTGCTGCGTGAACGGCTGCTTCCTCGCCATCGAGGCCAAGGCAGGCAAGGGCAAGACCACGGCCTTGCAGGACGACAACATCACCCGCATCGTGGACAGCGGCGGCGTGGCCATCGTCTTGCGGGAGACCAACCTGCACGAACTCCAGCCGCTCATCAAAACGCTCAAGGAAATAAAACATGGACCCTAAACTCGCTGCCAAGTGCATGGCTGACCTGACCGAGGACGTGAAGCACATGGACGAGTCGGCGCAAGCCAGCTTCGCTTCGCTGCTGCCGCTTCTCTCCAAGTTGTACCGCCGGGACTCCACCGTCAAGGGCGTGCTGATCTTCTGCGACGCTGACAGCCAGACGATTGTTCGCATCAACGCGGACGAGTACGAGGCCAACGGCATGCTGCACACCGCCATGCCGCTACACGAAGAACTATTAAAGGCCGAAGCGCCTGACTGCGGGAGATTGAATTGAGTGCACCGTTTGACCGCATCCTAGCGATTGACTTCGAGACGCGCTGGTCGAAGGCGGACTACACCCTGTCGAAGCTGACCACTGAGGAGTACATCCGTGATCCCCGATTCAAGGCATTCGGTTTCTGCGTACACGAGTTTGGAAGCGCTGACCCCATTCGATGGGTTCGAGGAGATGACATACCTGAGTACGTTTCTGGAATCGACTGGGGACGAACCGCCGTCCTTGCGCATAACGCCCAATTCGACGTTTCCATATTGGGGTGGCACTACGGGGTTGTACCAGCATTCATCTTCGACACGCTATCAATGGCGCGAGCTTTACGCGGCGTGGAGGTTGGCAATTCCCTTGCCAAACTCGCAGGAGATTTTGGTCTTCCCGAAAAAGGGCGAGCCGTACACAGTACTGATGGACTCAGTGAACTGGATCATCAGATTGAGGGAGAACTTGCGGAGTACTGCAAGCACGATGTCTTTCTATGTGAAGAAATATTCAAGCGACTGAGCGCGGGCTACCCCAAGAGCGAGCTACGCCTGATCGACATGACGCTCAAGATGTACACCCGCCCGCTGCTGGAGCTTGACTCCGACATGCTGGAGAACGCCCTTGTTGAGGAGAAGACGAAACGTGAAGGACTCTTACAAAAGCTCGGCGTGGACGAGGCTGTTCTGGCGTCGAACCCAAAGTTTGCACAAGCGCTCCACGCGCTTGGGGTTGAGCCGCCTACAAAGATTAGTCGGACAACTGGCAAGAAGACCCTTGCGCTGGCGAAAAACGACGCCCTCTTTCAGGCACTACTTAACGGGTCCAACGAGGACGTGGCGCTCCTATGCGAGGCGCGGCTCAAGGTTAAGTCCACAACCGAGCGAACCCGGGCCCAGCGATTCCTAGACATCTCCCGGCGCGGCAAGCTGCCCGTGCCGCTGTCCTACTACGGCGCGCTGTCCGGGCGGTGGACCGCCTCCAAGGGGAGCGCCATCAACATGCAGAACTTGAAGCGCGGCTCGTTCCTGCGCAAGGCGATCATGGCCCCCGAGGGGCACCAGTTGGTGGTGGGCGACCTGTCCCAGATCGAGCCCCGGGTGCTGGCATGGCTGGCCGACTACGACGAACTTCTTAACATCTTCAAGTCGGGGCAGGATGCCTACGCCCAGTTCGGCGCGCAGATGTTCGGCATCCCGGGCATGACCAAGGAGACCCACCCAGACCTGCGGCAGTCGGCCAAGAGCGCGTTGCTCGGGTGCGGGTACGGCCTTGGCTGGGCGAGCTTTGCCGCGCAGCTTCTCGTTGGCTTCCTCGGGGCCCCGCCCGTGCGCTACGACAAGCCGTTTGCACAAAAGCTGGGGGTGAACCGCGAGTACGTCGAGCGCTTCCTGTCCAAGGAGGAGAACGTGCAGAAGATGCTGGACATCCCGCACACCTGCACTGACGAGGAGTTGCTCACGCACTGCGTGGCGGCCAAGCGGATCATCGACATCTACCGCGCCACGGCGTGGCCCGTGGTGGCCTTCTGGGAACTGATGGGGCAGCTTCTGTTGAAGAGCCTTGTCGGCGGCGAAGAGGTCGTGTATAAATGCCTCACCTTCAAAAAGGAGGAGATCGTATTGCCCAACGGCATGCGGCTCCTGTACCCGAACCTGCGGCAAGTCAAGGACAAAGACACTAAGCAGTTGCAGTGGGTGTACGGTGCGGACGAGACCAAGCTGTACCCGGGGAAGATCACGAACAACGTGGTGCAGGGCACGGCGCGGATCGTGATGACGGATGGGATGCTACGGGTGAACAAGAAGTACCCCATAGCAGGCACAGTGCATGACGAACTGATTGCAGTTGTGCCTGATGAAGAGGTCGCCGACGCTAAGACTTGGGTCTTGGCGCGAATGACCATGGAGCCGAGTTACATGCCGGGGATACCTCTGGCCGCTGACGGTGGCGCACACCGCCGATATGGCCTAGCCAAGAACTAAGGAGAAGCAATGGAGATACCAAAACAAATCAAGGTGGGGCGCACCAAGTACACCGTGCTAACGCCCATGTACGCCATCAACCGCCACCACTACGGCGGCATCAACTACGAGAGCGCCCGCATCTACGTGTCCAAGCGTGAGCCCTACACTGACAAGCCCGTGTCCAAGCGCGTCATGGCGCACACCTTCTGGCACGAGTTGACCCACGCCATCCTGCATGACATGAAGCACCCGCTGGCCCCCAACGAAGAGTTTGTCGAGAAGTTCTCCAAGAGGCTCAACGATGCAATCCACAGCGCCAAGTTCTGAGTGGGACGACGACGCCATCGCCATGCTGGCCGAGTACGCTGGGTGGCATGTGGTGCGTGACGGCACTGCGTGGCACTTTTCGCGCCTGCACGACGAGTGGGCTGTGGATACCCTGTACGCCGAAACCAGAGAAGAAGCCCTGCAACTCCTTTCCAAAAGCGCATGAAAAAAACAGCTTGGTCACACTCCTCCTTGAAAGACTTCGAGGGCTGCCAGCGGCGGTATCACGAGGTCAAGGTGCTCAAGAACTACCCGTTCCAAGAGACCGAGGCAACGCGCTACGGCAATCAGGTCCACGAGTCGTTGGAGTTGTACGTTCGTGACGGCAAGCCGCTACCGCCTGAGCACTCGCAGTTCAAGGAGATCGCCGACGCGCTGATCAAGAAGCCCGGGCGCAAGCTGGCCGAGCAGCAGATGGCGCTGGATGCAGACCTCAAGCCTGTCGATTGGTTTGCCCCCAACGTGTGGGTGCGCGGCATCGCCGACCTCTTGATCCTTGACGACGAGAACCTCACGGCGTGGGTGGTGGACTACAAGACGGGCAACGACAAGTACCCCGACCGGGACCAGTTGGTGCTGATGTCGATCATGGTCTTCGAGCACTACCCGCACATCCGCAAGGTCAACTCGGCGCTGATGTTCATCGTCAAGAACTCGATGGTGAAGATGCAGATGGAGCGCGACCAGAAGGATCAGGCGTGGTGGAAATACCGCGAGCGCACGGCCCGCATCGAACAGTGCCACGAGACTGGCGTGTGGAACCCTAACCAGACCCCCCTGTGCCGCTGGTGTCAGGTGACTGGTTGTGAATTTAATCCGAAACATTGAGGAGCCGCGATGGAAGAGGAGTACGACGTAGTCGTTGCTACGCTACAAGAAGCCCGCGATAAGTTGTGGAAGATGACGCAAGGCAACATGCGCGCTGGCGCGTTCAACATCATGGACACCATACGGTTGGAGCAAATCGACCAACTGGATGATGCGATTAAACATTTCAAAACCCGCAAGGAGCAAGACCATGCCCTACAAGAACCCCGCTGACCGCGAAGCCTACCCCGCCTACGACCAGAAGCCCGAGGTCAAGAAGCGTCGAGCCGCACGCAACAAAGCCCGAGCCATGCTGGAGCGCGAAGGCGTTGTGCACAAGGGCGACGGCAAGGACGTTGACCACAAGAAGCCGCTGTCCAAGGGTGGAGCAACGACGCGCAACAACCTCAAGGCGGTGCCCGCCAGCGCCAATCGCTCGTACAAGCGCAACAAGGACCACTCGGTGAAATGAGCAACAGCTTCCACACCATCGTCACCGACACAACCGTTGCGCCGGGCGGCCCATACATCTACAACCCCAGCCATTCGGGCGGACCATTCGGCAACACAGGCACCATCCACGCACCGGGCGGCGTCATCACGGACGCAGACAAGGTGAACATGGCCGACCTCAACAGCGACGTGTTCAACAGCAAGGTTGAGACACTCGTCAACTTGTGGCTGACAAAGTACGGCACCGACTGGGTGGACATCTCGGACGTGATGGACGACGCGTTCTATGGCCGGGTCTACAAGCGCCTTCGCTCGCTCAGCGAGTTGGAGGTGCACTACCTCACTGACAGAGCGCGGTACGTGTGCCGCATGCCGGAGTAAAACAATGAAGGAGAAAGCGATGGCAATTTTTGAAAACAAAACGCAGAAGCAACACAGGCTTGACTACGAAGAGCACCTTCAGTTGCTGAAGATGCAGCAAGAGATTGAATACCAGAAGATGAGAGCGCGGGAGCAGCAAGCGCTTAACCAAATAGCGATGAACTCGGCAGCGATGAACATGAACTCCTCGCCGGGAACTCTCGGGGGGTACGGGCAGCAAAAGAAAGAGCGCTTCAACCCCAATAGCCGCGAAGCATTTCAAATCCCGCTGTCGCAGCTTGTGACCATGTGGCAGATCAAACACGGCGACCAGTGGGTTGAAGCCGACGCACCGATAGCCCCCAACGACGACCCCTTTTATATCGACGGTCTGCGACGCTTGCTGAAAGCAGAACTATTTGAGGAATACAACGGCTGGGTCCGCCTGAAAGAAAACGTGGAGAACGTCCTTGCAAATCGTTGACAACAAAGCGCTGGTGCTGCGCACGCGCAACCCCGGCAAGTACCAAGTCATCCCCAAGCACAAAGTCCTCTCCGAGGACAACGGCACGTACGAGATCGCCGTGTACTGGGGCCTCGATGAAACGCGGGTGCTGCGCAACCTCGGCGTGAAGAACGCCCCCAGCCCCATCACCAAACGCTACGACTGGCCCGGGCGCTTCAAGCCCATGCAGCACCAGATCGAGACCGCCTCGTTCCTCACGCTGTACCGCCGCGCGTTTTGTTTCAACGACCCCGGCACGGGCAAGACGCTGTCCGCCCTCTGGGCAGCCGACTACCTGATGAAGCGCGGCGACGTGCGCCGGGTGCTGATCCTGTGCCCGCTGTCGATCATGCAGTCCGCGTGGATGGGCGACATCAACCAGTCAATCATTCATCGCTCCGCCGTTGTGGCCCACCATGCGCAAGCTGCACGGCGCATCGAGATGATCCAGAAGGACTACGAGATCGTCATCACCAACTACGACGGGCTGAACCTGATTGCGCAGGAGATTCAAAACGATGGGCGGTTCGACCTCGTGATCGTCGATGAAGCCAACGCCTACAAGAACCCGCAGACCCGCCGCTGGAAGGCGCTGGCCTCGATCATCCGCCCCGAGACCTACCTGTGGATGATGACGGGCACCCCGGCCTCGCAGTCTCCGGTGGATGCGTACGGCTTGGCCAAGCTGGTGAACCCCGGCGGCGTCCCGAAGTTCTACACGGCGTGGCGCGACAAAGTCATGAACAAGATCAGCATGTTCAAGTGGGCCCCCAAGGCTGACGCGACGGCCACCGTTTTTACTGCGCTGCAACCTGCCGTGCGCTTTACCAAGGCGCAGTGTCTGGACCTGCCCCCGGTGGTGACGGTGACCCGCGAGGTGCCGATGACCCCGCAGCAAAACAAATACTACAAACTGCTCAAGGAGCAGATGCTGGTGCGCGCAGCGGGCGAGACGATCAGCGCGGTCAATGCCGGAGTTGCCGTAAACAAGTTGCTGCAAATCTCCTGCGGCGCTGCCTACACCGACGACAAGGAGGTGGTGGAGTTCGATGCGGCCCCGCGCTTGAACGTGCTGGATGAGGTGCTAGAGGAAACGTCCCGCAAAGTCATCATCTTCGCGCTGTTTCGCTCCAGCATCGACACCATCGTGGCGCACCTTCAAAAGCAGGGCATCGGCGTGGACACAATTCACGGCGACGTGGCGGCCAACAAGCGCGGCAAGATCATCAACGACTTCCAGACCACGGACACGATCCGCGTGCTGGTGATGCAGCCCCAAGCCACGGCACACGGGATTACCCTGACTGCTGCCGACACAGTTGTGTTCTATGGCCCGCTGATGAGCGTCGAGATGTACACGCAGTGCATAGCACGCGCCGACCGCAAAGGTCAAGACTCCGACAAGGTCACGGTTGTGCACATCGAGTCGAGCCCCATCGAGAAGAAGTTGTTCAAGGCCATGAACACCAAAGTAAACGACCACGCGCTGCTCGTCGGCATGTTCGACAGCGAGATAAAAAATTTGTGAAGGAAGGAGTTGCACTGACCGAATTTTCATGTAGCATGTCAAACCCTAGACAAAACAAAACCAATGGAGAACGCAATGAGTGATGTCGATGATGAGGAGTCACCCTCCTCGAAAGAAGAGCCCGCGCTGGTCGCTGTCCCCATGGACAAGCTGGCCCGCGTGTATCGCAAGATGGCTGCCGAAATCCAGCGCCTGACCACCGAGTACGACTCAAAGGTCGAGGAGATCAAGCGCCAGCAGGACGCGGTCAAGAACGCACTGAAGGACCAGATGCTCGTCATGGGCGTCAACTCGGTGCGCACTGACAACGGCACTGTGGTGCTGTCTACCAAGACGCGGTACCAGACGCAGGACTGGGACTCCCTCAAGGAGTTCATCAAGAAGCACGATGCGATTGACCTGCTGGAGAAGCGCATCGCGCAGACCAACATGGCAACCTTCCTAGAAGAAAACCCCGGCGTCGTGCCCGCTGGGTTGAACTCCGTGACGGAGTATCAGATTTCTGTTCGCAAACCAACCAAGTAAGGAGCAAGCAATGACCGACGAAGAAGTCGAAAAAGTGCAAAGCGTGGTTGACGGGATGGTGGAAGCCGCCCGCGCCCGTAACGCAACATCGGAAGACCTGATGCAAGCCAGTGTGTTTTTGTATGCGGTGACGGCGGAATGGGTAGGCATTCCAAAGGACTACTCCGCAAGCATGTTCGCCAAGCATCTTGGCGCGCTTTATGAACGGCAGGCCCAACTTCGCGCCGCCCAGCAACAGTAACTGAAAGGAGCAAGCAATGAGCAATGTGACCCTGTTCAACCCGAGCCAAGTGCCGGATTTCGTCAAGCGTCGGGGCGGCCTGTCCGATGTAGCCAAGGCCCTCGCAGGTGGCAGTGGCGGCAGCAGCAAGCGCATCTCGATCAAGGGCGGCGTGTTCCGTCTGCTGTCCGGCGGCAAGGAGATTGCCAGCATCGAGGACCGCCATCTGGACGTGGTTGTGGTCAACGCCGCGCCCACCGTGAACCGCGTGTTCTACGCCAAGAAGTTCGACGCAGGTGATGTGGGTGCGCCCGACTGCTGGTCCGCCGACGGCGTGACCCCGAGCCCGGACAGCGAGAAGAAGCAAGCGTCCAAGTGCGACGAGTGCCCGCAGAACATCGCCGGGTCTGGCAACGGAAACTCCCGCGCCTGCCGCTACCAGCAGCGTCTTGCTGTGGTGCTGGCCAACGATGTGGAAGGCGACGTGCTGCAACTGGCCCTGCCCGCAACCTCGATCTTCGGCAAGGAAGACGGTGACAAGCGCCCCCTGAAAGCCTACGCCCAGTGGCTGGCTGCCCAGAACATCGACCCGACGGACGTGATCACGCGCCTGAAGTTCGACACCTCCAGCGAGTCCCCCAAGCTGCTGTTCAAGGCCATGCGCTTCCTGACCGACGGCGAGTACGACATCTGCCAAGAGAAAGCCAAGTCCGGCGAAGCGCTCAAGGCAATCACCATGACGGTGGCCAAGATGGACGGCGTGCCCAAGATCGCGGCCCCCCTTGAGGGCACTGCGCCGCGCGCCAAGGCCAAGGTGGAAGCGCCTGCTGAAGAAGACGAAGCCCCCGCCCCGCCGCCCAAGAAGGCCAAGGCCAAGGCTGAGCCTGTGGAGGAAGTCGAGGAGCCCGTGGTGCGCAAGGAGGAGAAGAAGCCCTCCGCCGTGCCCGCTGCCAAAGCCAGCCTTGCGTCCATGGTGGACGACTGGGACGACGAGTAAAAGGAGTTCGGGGGGAAAGCGGATGCCGGATCGCCGGGCTGACGGCAAGGGAGGGTATTGTTGTTCCCCTCCTCAAAGTGATGCGGGAGATCAGCACCCGTCGGACGCAGCGAGTACCCCCACCTAAACCATGTCCTACTCAACTCAAACCGTCGAGACGGTCAAGAAGGCCCCCAAGACGCTGGGCAACCAGCTTGGGCGCTGGGCCGTGCACCTCGACTTCCCTGTGACGAAGATCGCCAAGCTGACCGGGGCGTCCCGGCAGACGGTCTACAACTGGTTCGAGGGCGGCGAAGTGTTCGTTGCCTACCGCCCAGCCGTCACGGACCTTCTAACAATTCTTCGTTCGTCGAGCACCGCCGACGACGCTTGGAGCAAAGCATGCAAGGCATTCAACCACACAACCTGACGAACCGAGAACTCCTGCGGTACATGTACATCATGGGCTTCGACAAGGTGCCCCCTGAGTGGATCAAGGAATTAGTAGAGCGCTTCGTGCGCGCGCTGGACGGCGAACATCTTGCAGACGACCTGAAATAAATAACCCGAGGATTCTGAATGACACCGCTGGATTTCTTAGCGGCGGTTCTGCCATCCCCGGGTCACGGGTACTACTGCGCGGCGGAACTAAGTAATAAAAAGGAGCACCGCTATGAGGAGAATCTTGAAGACCTGATCCCCCACATCGACGCGTGGAACGCGGCGAACTACGACATCTACTTCGCGCTGGCGACGTTTGCCGAGGAAGGCAGCCGTGAGGGCACGAACGCACGTCACATCCGGTCGATGTTCATCGACATGGACGGGTACGCCTCCAAGAAGGAAGCTGCCGCTGCGCTGTCCGAGTTCATGCAAAAGACTGGCATGGACGCGCTGGGCACGCCGTGGTTCGTTGGGTCGGGCGGGGGACTGCACGTCTACTGGCCGCTGACCGAGACTCTGCCTGTTGCCACTTGGAAACCTGTTGCCGAGAACTTCAAGCGCCTGTGCAAGCAGGAGGGGCTGCGCATCGACATGAACGTCACGGCAGACGTGTCCCGGGTGCTGCGGGTTCCGGGCACGCGCAACCACAAGAAGAAGTACGGCACGCCCCGGGAGGTGAAGTTCCTTGGCGCTGGCGGCACCTTCGAGTTCGCGGCCTTCGAGGCGTTCATCAAGGACAAGCTCAAGCCCGAGTTCGTGGCTAAGGTAGACGCACCGCTGCAAGGTGTGCGCCCTACGCGCAAGCCGGGGACCACCCAGATCAAGCTGCTGCAAAACAGCGTGACCCTGTTCGAGCCGATCTACGACCGCACGATGGCGGGCACCGGCTGTGCACAACTTAAAGCCTACATCGACAACCCCAAGGAAGACGGCCTCGAACCCATCTGGCGCGGGTTGCTGTCGTGGACCAAGGTGTGCGAGGACGGCGACGACTGGTCGGTGTGGCTGAGCGAACTGCACCCGTATCCCGAGCAGCGCATGCGCGAGAAGCTGCGCGACATCAAGGGGCCCTACCCCTGCCTGAAGATGGACAGCGAGAACCCGGGCGTGTGCTCAGGGTGCCCCCACTTCAACAAGATCACCAACCCGCTGGCGCTTGGCCGGGAAGTCAAGACCGACAACACTGAGAAACTTATTTCTGTAGCTCCGCCCGAGGATGTCGAGGCGGAGTTCGAGTACGAGGACCCGGTGGACGAGGCGCTGGAGGCAGACGAGGCGCTCCCCCATGGGGTCGTCAAGCGGCCCAGCCCTCCCCGGGGCTTCTCCTACGGCCACAACGGCGGCGTGTACGCCGAGCGGATGATCGAGGGCGAGGACGGCTCCAAGTCCAAGAAGCAGGTGCAGATTCTGGCCTACGACCTGTTCGTCGTGGACATGCTCAAGCAGGAAGAAGACTACGCCGTGCACCTCGTGGCGGTGCGTCCCGACGGCGCGAAAAACATCACGATGCCATCCAAGTGCGTGGTGTCCAAGGAGGAGACGGTCAAGTTCCTCGCCAGCCAGAACATCATCGCCAGCTTCGGCAAGGGCAACGATGCAAACCTTTTTGATTACGTGCGGGCCTGCGTCGAGGAGGCGTCGCTGACCAAGAAGGCGGTGGACGTGCCTCTGCAATGCGGCTGGCAGCCCAACGGCAGCTTCGTCTACAACTACCGGGTGTTCACCCCTGATGGGCGCGAGTTGCGGGTGCCCATGCCCGGGCTGGAGAACATCAACAAGAACACCGCGTCCAAGGGCTCGCTGGAGAACTGGCGGCAGTACTGGGAGTTGATGATCCACCGGAAGATGTACACGATGCTGGCGGTGTGTCTGGACAGCTTCGGCTGCCCGCTCATGCGCTTCACCGAGTACGAGGGGTTCGTCTGGCACATCGGCTCCACCGAGTCGGGCACGGGCAAGTCGCTCACGCTGTCGGCCAAGGCCGGGGTCTGGGGCCACCCGATCCACTACCGCACGGGCAAAGGCACTTCTCCTGTTGCGATGCAGCAAAGGGCGGGCCTCCTGAACTCGATGCCGCTGCTGATCGACGAGATCACGGCCAAGGCGCGGGACAACATGGAGTGGGCCCCGGCGTTCATCTTCGACCTGACCGAAGGCCAAGGCAAGGAGCGCATGGAGTCGGGCGCGAACAAGGAGCGGGTGAACAACTCGATCTGGAAGCTCACCTGCACCATGACCTCCAACACGCACCTGACGGACTACATGTCGGGCGCACGCAAGCACTCCTCCAACGGGGAACTGCTGCGCCTGCTGGAGTGGACGCCCAACAAGCCGCTGCAATGGACGGACGAGGAGCGCGAGGCGCTCAAGCTGATCAAGACCAACTACGGCGTGGCCGGAGAGGCGTGGGTTCGCTGGATGGTCCGCAACCAAGACGTATGCGCAGAAACCGTGCGCAGGGTTCATGCGCGCCTGAAAGACGAGATGGAGTTCACCGACGAGGAGCGCTACTGGCACACGGGCTGCACGGAGATCATCTCGGCAGCTATCCTGCTAGGTCCTAAGTACGCAAACATCCTGACGGTCCCGGTCAAAGGCGTGCTCGAAGCGCTCAAGGAACTCGTGGCCCGGGCTCGTGGCGTGATGCGGCGCAGCGTGCGCACGGCGGAGGATGTCCTGAACGCCTACACCCGCGACAACTACGGCGGCTTCGTGGTGCTGTGGAAGACCGACGGCGGGCGCAGCCTGATGAGCAGTTGGGGCGATGGCAGCACGGTGGACAAGTCGATCACCCGCACGAAGGTGCTGGGCCGCATCGAGCACAACACCCTGCAAGAAGGCTACACCGAGTACTTCATCGAAGAGCAACTGCTCAAGCAGCACTGCGTGTCCATGTCCTTCGGGTACGCGGACTTCAAGGCGCAGCTTGAGAAGATGTTCCGGGTGTCCTACGTGAAGAAGGACATGCTGTCCAAAACCAACGGCCCCACGATGCGCGTGAACGTCATGCACATCAGCCGACGCTCGGACGAGATAGATGCGAATCAACTACCCGTGGTCGCACCTCAAGCCGGGTGAAGGCTTCTTTGTGCCCGCCCTTGATACGGAGAAAGCCCGGGAACTCGGGCTACGCGCTGCGGTAGGTCAGCGGCTCCGTATCAAGGCGGTGCCTTGCATCAAGGACGGCCTCACTGGGGTCTGGTTCTATCTGCCGCCTCGCGCAAGGTCTGGGCAAGACCCGTCTTGATCCGGCGGATTTCATCCAGCTTGGCACGCTTTTCTTCCGGCGACAGGTTCGAGGCGGCGATCGCACGCTCGGCTTGGGTCAGCTTGGTCATGTTCGTCTTGAACACGTCGCCGATCTCGGCCTCCATGATCTCGTTGCCCCGACGCTGTAGCAGTTCGTTGGCTTCCGCCGTGCGCCCTTCGCCCAGCATTTTCTGGAAGCTGTTGCGCACCTTGATGTCCTCGTTGAACCGCTCGTAGACAGCGTTGGAGATGCCGCCTGCGTCGTTGGGCTGGAAGGAACCGCCCACGAGGGGGTAATCCGACAGGCGCTTGACGGCAGCCTCCGGCGACTCGGACTTCGGTGCACCCAGACTGAGCGTGTGCAGGAAGGCCAGACCCAGCGTGCCGGTGTAGCCCCGCACCAAGCTCTCGAAGATGATCGGGGAGAAGCCAAGCTCTTTGCCCAGCGCCTTGGAAACCTCCGCCGTGTTGGCACGGAACTGCTCCTCTGGCAGCAACTCCTTCTCGCGGGCCGACAGGATGTCCCGTCCGGTGTAGAACGACTTGCCCAGCCCCGCCTCGATGGCAGGCTTGAGCGCCTGCGGGATGCCGTAGCTGGAGCCGCCGGGGATGGTCTGGAGCAGAATCTGGCGGAATGCCTTGACCGCTTCCTCGCCGCCGTTCTCCGTGGTCATCGTGTTGTACAGCGCCTCGGGGATGCCCTTGAAGATGTAGCCGATTTCAAATGGCACAGGCAGACGCACAGGCTCGTCAAAGCCGGGGATGCGCACAAACCAGTTGCCATACTTCTGATCGGGCGTGGCGTTCTTGTACGCCTCGTCGTCCTCCATCATGGCGGCGTAGATCAGGGAGACCGCCGCGATCATGGCCCCGCGCATCAACAGCTTCTGCTGGACTTTCAGCTTGTCGTTGAACGGCATCTGGCCCGTGAACGCCTTGTACAGCACATTCAAGCCCTGAATCTGGGCGTTGAAGAACGGGATCAGCGAGTTGGCCATGTGCACGCTGGGCGACGCCCCGCGCTTGTTGAAGTTCATGGACTCCAGCGCCATCAGCGTGGCCTCCATCTCGGACATGCCCTGCGCAATGTAGCTGTTGTACTGGGCGCGGCGGGTCAGCGAGTCCGCCTTCATCCCCAGCGCCTCCAGCTTGCCGATGGCCGTCATGAAGCCGGGCTTGCCGGTGGCGATGTCGCGCAGAATCTTGGTGATGTCTTCGCTGGTGCCGGACATGTACTGACCGCCCGTGATGCCGCGCTCCTCCAGCGTCTTGCCCGCCGCGCCGTTGATCTGGCGGATGGCACCAAACACCGGGGTGAAGTTCGCGCCCGACACAATCGGTGCCGCCAACGAGTCACGGAACAACTGCTTGGCCATGTACATGGGCGACAGCGTCACGGCCTTGCGCAGCAACTGCGCGGGCACAGCCATCAGGCGCATCAAGGCAGGCATCTGGGTGGGAATGCCCTCCATGCCCTTGACCAGCAGTTCAGCGGGTACGCCCGTGCTAAAGCGCTCGCCGCCAATCGTCACGGTCTCGGTATCCAGCACGGCGTAGCGGTCCTCACCGTCCACCTTGAACCGCACCACGTCCGGGCCGTCGGCCTTCTTCACGATCTTGGCGGCGTTCAGGTTCACCAACTCGAACACGGCGTTCTTGGTGGACAGGTTGCGCAGGCCCATGTCCATCAGCATGTTGGTGTTCTGCACGCTGGAGGTCATGAAGTCGAGGATGGCCGTGTCGCCGCCCACCAGTTCTTGCAGGTACGGCTGATCAGCAATGTTGCCAATCCGGATCGGGTTCTCGCCGCCAATGATCAGCATGGCGTTGCCGTTTTGTTCTCGATAGAACGGGATGTAGTCGTTGGTGGCCGCCAGCCGGTTAGCCAACTCCTCCGAGATCGCGCCCGTGGACGCCAAGAACTTCATGAGGTCGCGGTTGTAGGCGTTGTACTCGTTGCGGGCGTTGTCGAAGATTTCTTTCAAGCCCGGCGTGCGCTCGACCAAGTTGATCGCGTTGTCGAGCATGTCCTGCGTCACATCACCGCCAAAGTTCAGCGCGGCCAAGCCGACACGCTGCGCACGCAGCGCGGCAAGGTACATCGTGAACGTGCGGTTTACCGCCTCGGCGTTGCCTACCATCGGCTGCGCCTTGGACAAAATCTGCACCACGTTCTTGATGTTCGCGCCGTCCTTGGCTTCGATCACGTACTCCTTGCGGCCATCAGCGCGGGTCTTCTCCACGATCTGGGGCGCGCCGTTGCCAACAGCCTGCGACACGAAGTTCATGCGCTGGTCGTACATGCGCAGGTAGTACAGCATCTGGGAGCCTTTGAGGCTGTCCATGTACTTGGCCAGCCGCTCGAACCCGGCAAAGCGGTCCACCAACTGCGTGGCAAAAGCCAGCCCGGTGGTGTTGGCCTTGACTTTCTCCCACGTACCGCGCTGCTTGGCCACCACCCTGTCGGTGTCCTGCCCGAAACGCTCCATCTCCGGGTTGGCGTAACGGGCTTTTGAGAACAGTAACGTTCCGGTGCCGGGACGACCTTCGGCTTTGGACAAGCCAACAGGCGTTTCTGTCAACGGAATAATTTCTGGGGCTTGCCCGATGTAAGCTCGCTCCACATATCTGCGCTCAGCGTTCTGTTCAATTGCGTTGATGCCAGCCTTTTTAAGAAGCTGCAAAGTTTTATCAACGCCAAGCTCCCGCCGCATTTTGAAAAACAAACTGTTGCCTGCGTAACGCCCCTCGTCCTTTGCCTGCGCTACGTCATATTCGTTTCCGTACTTTTTGAGCAACGCGTCAATTTCTGGCCGGTCACCCACCGTGTGCATCGCATTTACTTCGTAAATTTGAGAACGCGGCATGTCATCCAAAGCCCGGTACAGGGTGCCCATAGGCGGGCGCTCAGAAAGCCCACGCAAATTATTCAAAGACAGCGTGGCTACCGCTGCCTGCTCAGCAGGCGTGCGAACGGAAGCGGTCAATTTCTCCAGCAGTTTTTGCGCGGACGTGTTTTGTGTGGGGTTTAGGCTTTCTCCCGCATTAACACCTCTAAGATAGGCGTTCAGCAAACGCGATTCAAACTTAGCCTGTAGCTCGTCAGGCGTAAGTTCGGCGTTGTTTGCCCCCATAAAGCGCTCATCCAAGGCGCGATAGTCTTGATAGCTGCGGTCACCGTAACCGGTTGCGTTTGCAGCTTTACCAAACGGTACCGCATACTGGTAGTACTCTGCGTACTCTTGCTGCGGCGTGGTGTATGGCCCGGGCCCTAAGTTATTGGTTCCGTCAAAACGCCGATCAAACGCGCCCTCCCCTGCTCCTGCTTTCTTGCTATCAAAGGCGGTAAATTTAGCGTCACTGCCGTGCCAAGTGCCACGAATTTCAAGCTGTGCCGCGCCGTAGGCCATGTTGACCAGATCGCCAGACGTGAGTTTGTTCGGATTGATGCCGAACGCAGTTAGGGCATTGCGCAACGCCGCCAGTACAAGTTGCAGCCAATTTTGAATAGGGCTGCCATTTTTTAAAGCAGAAGGACTGACACCAGCTTTCACGGCTTCTTCTACCGCGTACGCCAACAACTCCTCATCAAATTGCTCCGCAGAAGTTTCAGCCGCTTTAACTCGCGCAAGCGCGCGTTGCGCAATCTTGGATTCCAAAGACCCGTCTTTTTGCGCAGCCCAGTTTTTAACCGACTGCACAAGCGCGTTGAACTTTGCGGCACTAAAAAGTTTTCTGAAGCCAATGTGGACCCCAACCTCGTGTAGCAGTACGCCAACGGACTCGTCTGCCGCAATGTTGTTGGCGAACATAAACACGTCGCCGTTTTTCGGATTGACAAAAGCCTTGGCGTCGGACGGAATGTCTGCGCCCTCGTAGTCGTACGCTTCCTTGGAGGCAAAAAAATCAGCAACTGAGCTAAACAACTTGATGCGCCGAGCAGCCAACCCTTTCTCGCCAATAGCCCGATCGAGCGCTTTTTCAAGTTGCGCAACCGTCTGGCCTTCGGTGGCGGCACCGCGAGAAAACTCATATTCATCCTCGCGCAGCATCCGGCGGCGCTCTTTCTTGAGCGCTTTCTCGGCCTCCTTCTCAACACGGGCCTCGGCCACTACTTCCTTCTGAGCCTTGGTTAGGTTGGCAACCTTGGCCTCCAGCGCCTTGCGCTTGGCAACAGCGGCGGTGCGGGCTGCGGTCTGACGTGCCTTGGCCTCGCTGCGCGGCGCTGCGGGATTGGCGTCGATATAGGCGATCTGGTCCTGCACCGTCTTCAGTTCAGCGCGGGCCTTGGCCAACTCCTCCAGCGCACGAGCCGGGTACTTGCCGGTGACAGCTTCTTCCTTGACGCGCTTCTCCTGCTGCGCGACCGACTCCTTCTTGATCTGCGTCTCGACGCGCCCGGTCTTGACGTTCTTGACCGACGCCACAGTTCGGCGCTCAGTCAGCTTAAGCGGGGGGATGCCCGCCTTCTCTTGGAAAAGTTTGATGGTCTTCTCAACCGTCGCGCGCTGTGCGGCTTCGTATTCCTCAAATGCCCGGGCTTCTTCTGCCGACATTTGCGCTTCGCGGCGGACCGGTGCGTTAGCCAGAATCTCGTACATCTTGTCGTACGCGGACTCAATCGCCTTGATAGACTCTTCCATCGCCTTTTCGTCGCCGCTTTCCATGGCCTTGGCGTGCGCCTCTTCGGCTTTGCCAATGGTCTTGCGCAGTGCAGCAACCTTAGCCCGCACCTCGGGCGCGGACGTGTCGCGGTAGACGCGGGTGACGCCTTCGACAGGCAGCTCGGCAAGTTTTTCAGCGGGGGTCTGGGGACGCGGGGGCTTGATGTCTTGGCGCACAGCATCAAGGCGGCGCTGTGCGCCAGCCTCTTCTTCCTGCGCGGCCTTGAGTTCCTGCTCCGCCTTGTCGATCTTGCGCTGGGCTTTGGCTCCTTCGCTGATCAGCGCGTTGTCGATCGTGTCTTTGGCATGGTCCTCAATGACGCGAGTCTGGGTGGCCCGGGCCTTCTCCAGCGCCTTCTCCACAGACTCAACCGCCTTGGCCGCAGCAGTCTGCTGATCCAAGAACTCCCCTAGACGCTTTTGATACTCAGCGTTATTGGGGTCAAGCGTGGCTTCCTTAAAGATGTAGCCGACAAGGTCTTCAATCTCGGCTTCTTTCTTCTTGGCTTTATCCAACGCGTCGGAAATCTGGCGCACCATGGACGCCATACGAATGCGTATTACCGTGCGTTGAGAATTAATCTGTTTGGCCAGCGCAACGGCCTCTTTGTTTTTGTCGGTGACGGACGCAAGGCGCTCACGCGCGGCTTCAACCGGAGACTTGTTCTTGGCAATCTCCAGCTTGTCCAGCATGTCCTGCTGCTTCTTCTCTTCCTCGTCAATCTTCTTCTGAATCGTGGCGGCGCGCTTGGCTTGGAACTCGGCCTGCTTGCGCGCCTCGTCGATCTGCATTCGGCGCTTCTTGACTTCCGCGCTGTTAAGGAACCGCATGAAGTTGGCAGTCGTGGCGCGGGAGATGCTGCGCTCGTCCTCGCCCGTGAACATCTCGGCTTGCCCCTGATCGCTTTGTCCGGCGCGTGCCAGATCGGCAAGCTCGTCTTTCAGGGCCCCACGAACCTCCAGCGGCTGGCCGGTCTCGACGCGGCGCACCTGCGCCACAGCTTCTTCGCGGGCAGCATCAGACAGCTTGCCGTACACGCGCTGGATTTCTTTGAGCGTGCGGTAGTCTTCATCGGACTTGGCGCGGTCAAACGCGGCGTCAAACTGCTCATTGACCGGGCGCTCCTGCCCTTGAAACATCATGCGCAGTTCGTTGGAAACGCGAGGCTTGAGCGGGGGAGCCTTGCGGGGCTCGGGGGCCTTGATCTCGCCGACCTCGTCAATCACGTTGCGCATCTGGGCACGAAGCGCATTGGCGGCTGCCGTGAAGTTGTTGAACATGCCCGGACCACCCGCAGGCTGGTTGCCCTTACGAGACAGGAACTCGCGTTGCTGCTGTTTGACAACCGCCAGCGCTTGTCGGGCCGCCTGCACAGCGCGTTCTGCGGCATCGGCATCTTTGAGCACGGGATCGTAAGTTAACGCCTGTTCCAAAGCGCGTTGATCGGCGTTGGGCTGCGCCAGTTGTTCCCGCAGTTCTTCACGCCGCGCTCTAGCGGCGGATAGCTTGGGTGCTGCATCTTTTTCAGCAGCTTCTAGCGCCGCTTGCGCCTGTGCCGCTTTGTCGTCGAACGGCGTGTTGACGCGCACAGACTTCTGACCGCCCTGCGGCGCGGCGCTGCCAAGGACCAAAGTGCCGCGCGTCGCCGCCTTTTCTTCCGGCGAAAAAACCCCCGCTCCGCGAGTAATCATTTCGTTCAGCACACCGTTCAGGCGGCTGACCGCCAGCAGCTTCTTCTCCGTGGTCAGTTCGGGCAGCCCGGCCTGCGCACGGCGGGCGTCCATCTCGTTGAGCGCCAGCCCGACGATGGTGTCTTTCAGGCGCTCGGCAGCGTCGCGCAGGGTCTGCTTCTTGGCCTCGGCGACGTTTTGGTCACCCTCCCGCACGGTCTGCACGTAGTCGGCCAGCTTGTTGAAGGCGGCCATTTGGGACTGGGACATGCGCGTGACGCGGTTGTCCATGATGGTTTGAGCCGACAGACGGCCCTCAACCCCGGCTTTTTTGACCGTCTGGCCTGCCTCGATGTCACCACCCGTGTCGGCCTCGGACTCTCCGATGGCCTTGAGTTGCTCGATGATCTCCTGCGCCCGGGGGCGGTTGTCCGTAGCGCGCGCCAGTGCAAGCTGACCACGAAGAGCGTCGGCCTTGCTGACATCCGTGGGGGCCACACCGGAAATCACCCGTCCGGGGGCCTTACCGTCGGTACGCAAAGCGGCATCGACAATCTTATCCACCATGCCAGAGACTTGGCCTTGACGCTGCACACCTTCAGCAAAAACAGGGCGTTGTGCTTCTTTGATGCGCCGCAGTGCAACAACTTCGGGAGCAATCTTGCGCTCGCGCTCAGCCTCTTTGACCGCCTCTTCCCGCTGCCGTTCGGCCTCCACCAACGCTTCTTGTTCCTGCGCCTCGATGTCGGCTGCGCCGGGCTGGAACACCCGGGCGGCGTAGGCTGCGCGGTCCTCAACCTTGGTCTTGAACGGGGCCAGCGGGATCGTGCCCTGCTCCGGCGCGGCGACTTCGCTCAGGTCGGTGACGCCCAGTTCCTTGAGTTGCGTGGCAATGCGCGCCTGTGCGGTGATGTCGCCATCTTCCTCCGCCTTGACCATGCGTTTGCGCAGTGCAGCAATCTTGCCCTCGGGCCCGGCGGCGGCCTTGTCCTGTTCCTTCTTGGCCAACTCCGCGTCACGCAGCGCGGCTTTAATCTTCTCGTACTGCTGGTTCAATGCCAGCTTTTCGTCCAGCGATGTGGTGCTCTGGGCCTGCGTGCGCAGGTCGTCCAGCCTGCCTTCGAGGTTGCGAATCTGGGACGCGTAGTCCACAAACTCCGCCTCGGCGGCGGGCGCAGCCGCCGAGGGCACAGCCTCCATGCCGGGCAGCGTGCCTTGGGGCTCAACAAAATAGGGCTGGGTCTGGGCGTCGGCGGTGGCCGTACCCTCGATTTCCGCCAGCTTGGCTGCTGCCTCCGGATCGGTGCGCATGGCCTGCTGCACAGCAGCTTTGGCCGTCTTGTACGCGGAGGCGTCTCGGGTCAACTGGGCCTCAAGTTTGGCGCGCTCCTTTTTGACTTCCGCGTATTCGGCGCGCTCTAAAGGAGTGGCGTCTTTGCCGGGCTTGGGCACCGCCTTGAGTTCGGTCAGCCGCGCAGATCGGGCGTCGTAGTCTTGGACAAACGCGGCCTGCCCTTCCGGAGAAGCACGACGTGCCTCTTCCTGAGCGCGCACTTCCTGCGCCTTTTGCAGGCGCTCGGCTTCTTGCTTGGCTGCTTCGCCTCGACGCTCCACATAGCGGCCAGCGGGCGACAACACGCCACCCAGCACCGCGCCACCAATCAGGCTGTCGATGTACTCGGAACGGGCCTTTTCATCGGTCAGGCTCAAGCCTGCCTGCATCCGCTCCAGAACTTGTTGGCCAGCTTCGGTCAGACCTTCGGCGGTCATGGCCTTGCCGGTGGCAAGCGTGTAGTCCTTGGCAATATCCTTGACGCCTTGCTCGGCGATGCGCTTGGCGGCTGCCGGGGCGATCTCTTTGCCTGCCGTGGTGAAAAGCTGGCGGATGCCGGGGATCATGCGGAAGCTGACCATGTCCAGCGCGGCCTGCGGAAGCGCGGCGGCAGCAGCAGCGCCCAGTTCAGTTTCCCCAAGGGCCTTGCCTTCCTCCATCTGCCTGCGCAGGTTGGAGCCCGTGAACTGTCCGGCAGACGCCGCGCCTGCTGCGCCAAGTCCAGCAATGGTGGCGGCAGTACCCGTCAAAGGCGTCAGCGCCACAGCGCCGCCAGCAACCACCGGCGCTGCCATATACGGCAACGAACCGCCCAGCAGTTCCAGAGTCTTGGTGACAGGCGCTTCACCAAAGGTGGCGGTGGGCTTGAAGGTGCGCTGCTGGTACGCCTCCTGCTCTTTGATGTACTTCTCCGCCGCTTCTTGGTCCATGATGCCGGTACGTCCGGCAAGGGCGGCGATGCCCGACTTCAGTTCGGAGTAGCCAGACTTGAGCGCGGGGGTGAAGCCAGACTGCGGCTGCTCCGCAGCTTTTTGCGGGCCGAATCCAAACGCTTCAGGGTACTGCTCGATCGCTTTGGCAAGGGCAGTTTCTCGCGACTCGCCTTTCCGGATTTCAAACAAACTACCGTTGGGGAGCGTGATGTACTGTGCCATAGCGAGTCGAATTGTGTCGGCCTGAGAAAATGCGCTGTCTGGGCCGGGCAGACAGCGCTTAGATTGTACGCAGCTTAATCCTTACGAGGCAACACGGTTCCGCCACCTTGCCCAGCAGCGGGTGCACTCGCACCCATACCGCCCAACACACCTTTTGCCCGCAAGAACGCTGCCAGCGCCTTTTGCTCGTCGCCCATAAGCGTCGGGTTCTCTTTAAGAAATTTAGTGTACTCATCCATGATGCTCGACTTGGAGCCGTGCATGGCTTGGTAGGTTTGCAGTAGTTTCGGATCGCTGGTGATTGCGCGCAGCACTTCAAGCTGTGGGTTACGGGCTGCCGCAGCAGCCGACGTGGCAGCCACGCGCTCACGGCTGGCGATCTCCATTTGCGTCGTGCCGACACGGACCTGCATGTCCACCATTTTCATGGCGGTCTCGCGGTTGACGCCGTACATCTGCATGTTCGACTTGACCAAGTCTTCTCGGGCAGAAATGCCGGTCTGTTTGACCTCGTTACGGGCGCGGTTCAATTCGCGGGCAGACAACTCGTTGCGCTGGGCTTCAATTTCCTCCAGCCGATCGCGCGCTTCGACAATCTTGTCCTTGGCCGCTTGCAGCTTCTCCAGCCCAGCAGCGTACTGCTCGGAGCCCACCTGCACGCCTTTGCCCAGCGCTTTGCCGATACCACCGGTGGTGGTCATCATCGCCGCGCCCGCTTGCAGCAACGCCAGCCCTTGTTGCTGGTCCTTCATCTTGCCAAGCTCGCCTTCGCGAGTGTCAAGGCGCTCCTTGCGGCCCTTGTAGATGTCGGCAAACTGTTTCTGAATTGCCTCCAGCCCTTTGACCTCTTCCTCCTTGGCGCGAACTTTGGCCTCGCCAATTTCTTTCAGGTCAGTGGCAAACGGGTTTTTCTCTTGACCTGCGGCGGTCAACGCATCGCGAACCATTCGGCCAACGTCCATGCCGGGAACCCCAGTGCGTGCAGGGGTGGTGCCCGCAGCGTCAACTTCGGCGCGCGCAGTCGTGGGAGCTTCCGGCCTGCGCCCGGGGCCCGGGTCACCGCCAGTGCGGGTGTAGGTGCTAGTCGTGGGTTGCGCTGCCGTCATCGGGTCAGGCGTGCGCACCGGTTGAGGCGCAGTTGACGTTGCGGCTGCGGGCGTTGCCACGGGCACGGGTGTAACTCCCGAAGGAACCAACGGCCCGCGCTGAATGCCATAGGGGCTGGGCGGAATAGCCGAACCGCCTCGCTCCGCCAACACGCGCTGACGCGCAGCTTCTGCGGCTTCGTACTCTCGCTGTCGCCGTGCCTGCTCTGCAAGCAACGACTCTTGAAAAGCCCGACGACGGAAGTCTTCAAAGCTCTCCCCGGGGCGTTGCTGCGGCTGCACCAGCCCCGAGCTTTGATACCGCTCCACGTCGCCGCCGTCAGCGAACGCCACGATGCCGCCACCGGCAAACTCCATCTCGCCCACGGGAAGCTGCGCAATCCCAGTGTCCTCGGGCATCATTTGCTGCGGCGCAACAGGGGCCGGAGCCATCTCGGCAATGTCTTGGTCCACGACCGTGGGCTGCTCCATCTCGCCTTGCGCACCCTGCGCGGCTTGGCGCATCTGCTTGCGACGGTTGGACTCGGAGACCGCCAGCGCAATGATGTAGGGGTCGTTCTTGTGCATCGCAGCATACTGCTGCAAGGCTTGGTCCGGCAGCTTGGCCAGCCGGGCGGTGATCTGCTCGATGTTCATCATGGCGCGGCCCTCAAATCTTGGTCATGGCCAGTTCGGCAAGGCCCGCAGGCTTGCCTTTTTTCTTCTTCGCAGGTTTGACCTCTGCGTCCATAATGCCGCCTTCCTTGGCCCCGAGCAGACGAGACGCACCCAGCGCAGCAGTGCCCGCGCCAATCAGTTGCGAACCGAAAGTGGGCGTCGGGTTATACAGGCTCTGCACCGAGCCCATGGGGGTGCCGCGCAGGATGTTGGACATGAACTCCAACTGCTGGTACGGGAAGCGCTGCTGGTTCTGGAAGTCCTGATACTGCTGGCTCAGGCGACCTTGCTCAAGCTGCTGTTGCTGACTGCCCAGCGCGGCTTGCTGCTGGCCCACGGCCAGACCCTGCGTGATGCCGGTACGGAACTGGTCCGCTGCGCGGTCGTATGCGGCTTGCAGACCCCTAGACTGGATGTCTTGCAGTTGGCTGCGAAGCCCGCGCTCGCGCTCGGCACGTTGAATGCCTTCACGATAGCCACCAAACGCACCTGCCTGAGTAGCCTGCGCCTGCTGCTGCTGACCCAGCATTTGAGAAGCACGGGCGGCTTCGAGCTTTTCGCGGTCCACCACGTTCTGCATGAACGGCGACATGTAGCCGCCCACCTGCCGGGCAAAACCTTCCGGGCCCGCGTCCATCTGCGAAACACCCGTGAACGCTTGCTGTTGCAGCGGGGTAAAGCCTGCGATGCGCTCGCCCCGGTACTGCTGGTACGGATTGGCGTTGATGTCCGTGAGTGCCTCGGCCTTGCCCAGCAGTTTTTGCGCTGACGGCTTGGCCCAGTCCGGCAGGTCCGTGACCTGCGTGGTTTTCTCGGGCGGCGCGCTGCTACCGCCACCACCGCAGATGTAACGGCCATCCTCACGCTTACGCGTGACGCACTCGCCAAGAGGTTCGCCAAACGCTTCAAGCTGTTTCCGTGAGTAGCTCATACTGACTCCGTACTCAAAATTTTCGTGTACAGCTTGTCCGTGTGCTTGTAGCCCAAGTACTCAAACAGCCGCGAGTTGTCCAAATGCACCTTCGTGTGGAAGATGATGCGGTGCACCCCTTCTGCGCGAAGCGCTTCTTCTGCGAACTGGAACAGCCGGATGCCCGTGCGGCCCAGTCGATGTGTCTTCTTGAGGAAATACAAATCCTCAAATGCCGTCTTGCAAGACCTGTAGTGCAGATGGGGCTGAACAATGAAGATGGCGTAACCCACCAGTTCCTCATCGTCGCGCGCCGTCACACACTTGAGCATGCCTGCCACATGCAGCCTGCCATACGCCTCAAGGTCCGGGTCCATCGGGAAGTCCTTGGTCACGCACAACTCTTCGTAGTGAGCGGGCGCGAGCACTTTGAATTCCTCGATAAAGGTCGCGGGGTCTTCGATGGCGTACTGGACCGTCATGCGGGCAGCAGCTTCTCAGAGCGGCTATCCACCGCCACCTTGTTCTTGCCTACAGTCTTGCTGCGATTCTTCTGCACGCGGTCCATCATTGCGTAGAGCTTGCGTGCACCGGCATCAGTCGAGCCGTTGCCCAACTCGGAAACAATTCTTGCGGGCACCACAAACTCACCATCGGCCAAGCGCGCCGGGCGCTTGTCTGCAATCGTGGCAGGGATGTCATCGCTCACGCCATCACCGGGACCGCGCAGCAGTCGGCCACCATCGGAGTAATCGCCAAGGTGCGAGGCACCACCGCCAGACAGCGCGGCAAGGCCGCCATCCGCCATCATGTTGTAGCGCGGCCTGAAATATGCTTGCTCCGAAGAACCCGCCGAAGGCGTGTATGCCTGACGGCCCGGATCGTATTCGTACGCGTAGGGGTTGGGTCCGCCACCCGTATACCCAGCGCGCTTCTCCGGCTCTTGGAACATGACGGGCGCAAGTGCAGCGGCACCGTACTTGAGGTTCTCTTTGTTGAACAACAACTCGGGTTTGTCGGCAATTGCTTTGATGCCCGTGCTGACAGGACTTGCCATTGCCTGCTGGGTGGCCTGTGAGAACGGATTCTGCGCAAAGCCTTTCATGTTGGCACCGTACTCGGTAGCGCTTTGTCGAATGGCCTCATCGCCCAATCCCGCAGCTTTCATCTGCTCATAGGGCACTGTGCGCACGCCCATCGACGGGTCGTATGCGGGGCTGTTCATAACCGTAGGCGCTCCCGGTGCAACTTGCATGTTCATCCGAGTGACTGGGTCAGTCACCGATGCAGCAGGTGCGGCAGGGGCAATTGGTGCTGGGTACCGGTTCAGTAAACTTTGCGTTTCCGGAGAAAGTGTGCCAGCAAACTCTGCTTCCGCAGACATCGGCATACCAATACCTTGCGGGGCAACGCCACCCATAGTGGGAGTCATTTGTGCTGCGGCTTCAGCCGCGCCTGCACCCGCCGCTTCTCCTGCGGCCATTCCACTTGCTGCCGCGTTACCAGTGCCCATCACCGAACCCATCAAGCCTGCGCCACCGTATGCGCCCAGACCCGCCATCAGGCCCTGCTTCAAACTGCCCGTTGCAACAGTACCCAGCGCGCCTGCTGCAAGACCTGCTTGCATTGCAGTCAAACCAAGACCGGCAGGGCCGAGCGCTGCACCAGCAACGATTGGAAGAATGGCTTTAAGAAAGCCCGCTTCAGGCAGGCCAGTGTCAGGGTTGGTGGTCAGCGTGCCGCCGTGTGCACGCGCCAGTGCTTGAAGCCCTGCAACTTCTTGCGGGGCCATGTGAACGAGGGTGGTGTCAGGGCCCCGACCCTTGCTTGCAAGGTGCTGGGCGGCAAGTTTCAGGCTCATGAGCGCCTCACGGGAAAGGGGTTAGTCGATAGTATCATGGGGGGTTCTCAGAGGCAATTACTGAGTCAGGTCGTAAAAGGACAGAGAGCCCACCACATCCCCGGTGGTGGCCCCAGAAACCGTTCGGACGGCAACCGTGTAGATATCGCTCGTCCCGGCAATTGAAGCCCCCAACTGAAGGTCCCAGTTGTATCCAGTGGAGGCGCTGGTGTCTTGGACGCCGCCTGATCCGGAAGCCGTGACGTAGTCAGTCTGGACAATCGTTCCCCCCGTCATGGCGGTGGCTGCAACGTCATAGTCCACATTGGAATCCGAAGGCACCGTAGCCGCCCAAGTGGCTGCCGTCAGGGTGGGGTTCTTGACCAGCGCCACCTCATAGTTCTGGCTGGTCGTCGGCAGCACCTGAACCCGGTTGGGCAGGACCACAGCGCCCGTCCGCCCGGACGCCAGCCGGATCGAGACCACGGGCAGGAACGTCGTCCCGATGGTGGTCAGGATCGTGGTGCGCCGCGCCACATGGTCGATGGACGTTTGTTCAAAGCCGCCCTCGGAGACCACCGAGCAGCAGATGGCCTTCATAGAAGCAGCCACTGCCGAAGTAGCAGTACTAATTTCGTAACGCACGGGCAGGATAGCCGTGGTCATGTAGACACTAGTAATATCGTTGGCGTTCTCAAAGGTGTGGCAGACGATGTACTCGCCGTTGATGATGAAGCCGCAGCGCACGGAGCCCACGCCCAACCATTCAAAGTCCATCCACAAAATCTGCGCCTTGGACGGGTCAAGAGTCAGCCCAGACGCCCCGGTGCCATCCAGTTTGTCGCCGTTCCAGCTTGATTGGTTGACCGTCCGCACATCGCTGGGTGTGCCGGGGGTAGGCGTCGAACTGGACCGAAGCACAAATGAGTAAGTTCCATCCACCCGCTGGAAGAACACGCCGTTGTTGTCGTTGTAGTAGCCCGCTCGCTGGGTGAGGTTCAGGCTCTGGCTGCTGTCCATCACAAACGTCATCAGCACCAGTAGGCCCTTGCCCGGTTGATAGGGAAAGGAGCGGTAGGACTGCCGGGTAACCGACCCCACGCCGCCCGCAGTGACTTCCATCTTGACCGCAGCTTCGTTAGACAGAAAGGTCGTGGTGCCCGTCCCGGTCGTCGCTACATCAAATTGGTTGTCCGCAGCGTAGCGGTTCTGACTGTCAAACAGGGTGTAGGGCTGGCTGACCCGCAGCCGCCCAAAAGCGTCTACGTTTGTGCCCCCGATGGATACGGGTAGGGTGTCGATGTTCGCCATGAGTCGTCCCAGAATGGTGTCCAGCCGGTTGAAGTACAGGCGCAGGACGTTGCTGTACTGGTCCTGATACTGCGGGTTCCACAGCGGCGGGGCCACCGGCAAGTTGGGCGCAGCAACTCTGTCAAGCGTGTAGTCCGTCGTGACAATAAACGTCATGCGCTTACCTTCTGCCGTCGGGCTTGATGTCGATACGCGGCGCGCCAAGCTGCCACTGAAGGCCCACCTGATTGCCCGCCACCTTGAACGACATCTGCCGTCCGCGAACACGGATGTACACCTGCCCGGTGAACTGCTCGATTGGTACTGTAGCGCCACGCACCACAGGCGCGCTGTCTTGGCCCCCCACGGACGGGGGCGTGTTGTAGCCCGAGCCGGAGTTCTGCATCGGCAGCAGCGTCATCGTCACTTGCGGGCTGGCCGCCGTGGAGCCACGGAACGTGATGTCGGGGATCAAGCGCCAGATGAAACCGAAGTTCTGGCCATCCTGAATGTCAAACTCCGAAGACGTGATGTACGAGTCGATGGCCGCCGGAGTGCCCGAGACGTTGTCGTCAACACCCAGTTCGTGGAACACCAAGTTGTTGGAGTACGTCGCAGCCAACGGGTACAGGTTCAGCCCCGAGTCAATCCACGCCGTGCGCCCCATCGTGCCGTAGTACCAGATGTCCTCGGCATAGTTGTAGATGACGTAGCGGTCAATCACGGTGGAGTTGGCCGAGCAGTAGAACCACCACACCTCGTTGAAGCCCTCGTCGGTACCCGAGAAGAACTGGTCCTGCTGAGCAAGGTTGATGTCGCCGTAGATGTACTGGCGCAAGTCACAACGCAGCGTCTGCACCCGACCGTCGTAGCGGTAGAACTTGTCCACGCCCATCCAGAACACGACGCCCGAGGCCACCGACACCGTGTTGATACCTGCGATCGAGGTGTTGTCGCCCAGAAGTTGAGCGCCCCAGACAAACGGCGGCCCGAGGTACTGCAACGAATACACCGAGGCGTCCGTGAACACCACGATCTCCTGTCGGGTCTGCACGTGGGAGCGAATCTCGGAGCCGTGGGACAGGCGCGTGCCGCCTGCTTGGTTGGTCGCCGCCGGGGTCCAGTTCACCACCGATTCCTGATCACTCCAGCGGATCAGCATGGGGTCAAGCTCGGTCTCGCCCAGCGGGTTGCAGCCAAACGCGAACACGAACCGGCTCACGTCGGACACCGTCATGTTGTTGACCACCACCGGCACGTCCGACGCCCCAGCCAAACTTGCCACCGGGATGCCGCGCGGCGAAACATAGTGCGTGCCAGACTGAGCACCCGTCGTAGTGATGGCCGCGCCGCCGGGCGTTGCCGCCAAGTTGCACACGTTGCTGACCGCGTTGACCACGTAGTAGACCGTGCCCACCGTGAGGCCCGTAGGCAGTGCGCCCGTCGTCTCCAACACCACAGCAGTGCCGTCAACCAACTCGGAACTCGTGAATGTCACCACGCCCGGGGACGCAATCGTCACCGTAAACACTTGAGGTGTCGTACCAATCTTGGCGTTCCAGTAATACAACGCGCTGCCGCGATAGCCAAAGATCAGGTCTTCGCCAAAGTTGTTCTGGTACCAAAGCCGTGCGCCCACCAGCGTGGATGTGCCAATACCCCACGGACCGCTACCCCAAGCCCCTGCGCCCCAGCCACTGAGCGGCGTAACAGTCTCGTTGCCCACCGGCACCTCGTAGGCAGCGCGCACTGCCGTGCCACCCCCACCCACATCGTAGGCCGTAGCTGCCACCGAAGCCGTGATCGTGTAGCTATTGGTGTTGACAACCGTGACCGCGAAGTTTGAGTTGAGCACCGCCGAGGTGATGCCTTGGTCCACCTCCAGCGAGAAGGTCCCCGAGCCTGCCGAGGACGTGCTGATCGCCGCGCCGTCCACCACGTTGGCAAAGTTCACCGTGGTGCCAGCTACCACGCGGATGTAATAGACCACCCCCGTGAGCAAGCCGGTCGGCAAAGACCCACCAGCGGAAACCGAGAGAAGGACGGGCGTGTTGTTAGCCAGCGCGCTAGAAAGAATGAAGTCAGTGGCTGTTGACCGAGTGAAGGTCTGCGTGCTCAGCGCTTGCGCACCAATAAAAGACACGTAGTCGCCAGTCGAGCAGCCATGCGCGGTGTCCGTCACAGTAATGGTGGTTGAACCCGTTGTGGCAACGAATGGATTGCTCAAAGGTCCCGCATACTCGCGGATCGGCGTGATGTCGTTGTATCCGCCACCTTCTTCGATGTAGAACTTCTTGTTGGTGCCAACTCCAGTGAGCACCGTCGGGACGGTGATCGTGCCCCAAGTCCACAACGAACGACACACGCCCTCGTAGGTGTACGGCGAAATCTGCTCCCACCCGCCGAGCTTTTCAGGCGTGCCTTGACGAAAGCGCACCTTGTCACACGAGTACCAGCCGCCTTCCGTGGTGTAGCGGGTGTTCTCGCGGTTAACGCCGGGTTTGAACAGAATTTTCTGAAGCGGCATCGAAGCCCCTTTATGCGGTCATAACCTCTTGCGCGTGCTTGATGTGCGCAATCCGGTCGTCTAGCCCAATGGTACCGCCGTTGATCTTCTTTGTCATCCCGGTGTAGTCTTTCGCATCAGCCTCTTTATTAAGCTGGCGCTTGTTCCAGTACCACCCGGCGGTCAAGGCCGCATACTTAGGAACCAGCACGTAGTCAGGGCTATGGAGGAAGTCCATGTTCAAGGCGTCCCCGGCCAGCGTGTAGTTGTCCTTGCCGGTCAGTTGGATCAGCCCGCGCCCGTGGTACAGCCAACCATCCCCGGTCTCTTCGGTTCCGTTGCCCATGCGCCCGCCGTAGACCTTGTTGGCAATTTTCTCGGGGTTGCGGGCGTACTGTTTGGCAACTTCCATCGTCGGGAACCGGCTCGGCCATGTCTTCATCAGCGCTTCGGCGGAGTAGTTCATGTTCTCCTCCAACCGGGTGAAGTTCATGGACTCATGGGCGCACTGCCCGATAAACGCAGCTTGGCGCTCGGGGGTGTTGATCTCGTAGCGGTGGAAGACCTCTTCCAGAGGTTCGACCCAGTCAACGCTGATCTTGAGTTTGGCGAGGGTGTTGGCGAGGCTCATCATTTAATTGCAGGTGCTTTAGATAGGAGGTCAGTTTTAGCCTGAGAGCCAGCGCTAGAACCAAAATAATACGCGATGATGCCGGTCCACGCGGTGCCGAGGCTGCCCAACATCATCAGGATAGGCGGGTTGTTGGAGTCCACCTTGCCCAGCAGCATCATCACAAGGATGCCGAAGAACCCGACCGTCACCGCCGCCGCAAGCAAAGGCGGAACCCAAGAACGGGTCGCCATCTGCATATCCCGAGCGCTTTTGCGGTCGTCCACCGCCAGCTTTTCGAAGTTCAGGCCCAACTCCTGCGCTTGTTTTTGGAGTTCGATCTCGGCCAGTTTGACCTGCGCGATCTGCTCAGCGGTCAGTTTGTTGTTGGAGATGAGGTCGCCGACCTTCTCCGGTTCCACGCCAATAGCTTTGGAGATGGCAGAAACTGCCATGCCTGCCAGCGGGCCGCCCAGCGCAGTGGCGACAGTGGGGGCGATTTGTTTGAGCCATTCCATTACTGTTTGCTCCTTGACAACATGGTTGCGGCGATTTGCAAGAGAACCCGATACTGATCCACATCCGGCGGCTCTTCCTTCCAGCCCACCGTGATCTGCCCCACGAACTTGCCCTGCTCCGGCGGCACGCTGATGCGGCACCCGTAAGTCATACCCTTCTCCATATACCACAGCCCGATCTCGCTCTGGGCGGTTTTGTAAGGGCCGCATGGAACCTCGCTTGCCATCAACGCCACAACGTCCCTGTTGTTTGCCGCATTACTGGTGAAGAGGCCCACATCCAATCCCTCGTGCGTCTTATCCCTGCCGTCTTTGGTGTAGGCCCGATACAGGATTCGGGTGCCAAACATGGGGTTCACCTTGAAGATGGCGACCACCGCAGCGTCGGTGTTTTTAAAAAGGTGCGCCGCCGCATCCTCCACCCGGTCCTCGGCGATGCTGGGTAGCTTTTGCTGTTCCTTGTAGGCTCCAATCAGGAACGCTTGGTTTTGCCAGACAAAGTAGCCGACGAAGGTGAAGACGGCCATCAGCAGGATGGCGAACAGCTTGAAGGGCGAGTCCACATAACTGAGGACCCTATCCAACACAGTAATCTGCGTCTTCTCTTCGCTCACGACATGGCCTGCTTGACGATGAGTATGATGATGAAGCCAAGGATGCAGACGGTGATGGCTGCACCAACAATCTGCGCCATGAGAAGACGCTGGGCAACAACACGCTTGCGTTCGATCCGGGCGGCTCTTTCGGTTTTCTCCCGCGCCTGTTTGATCTTCATCCGTTCTTTGAGCATCATCTCCCAAAGTTCGGGGTATCCGCCGTAGACCAACTGATGTTTGAGCGCTTCCTCCGCTTCGCGCAGGGCGTTGGCTTGCATCACGATTTCCATAGCCCTCCCGGTGTCAGACTTGCCAGACTTGGCGTTGTCGTTAGCCGCCTTCTGGACTACATCACGCGCATCAAAAAATTTGCCGAACTCGCCGACGAGGCCATTGATGTCCTTGCCAAGTTTTATCGCCTTTTGAATGCCCGCGACCGCAGCTTGCGCGGTGGCAAATGCGGTGATGGGGTCGATCATGTTCAGCCACGAAATAAAACCAAGAGCACGGGGACTGTGTAGTACACCAGCAAAACAATAGCCGCTACTACACCGGCGGCCACCAAGAAGGAGACCAGCCAGTCCAACATGGTTTACTCCTCAGCAGGCAGCGGGGTGTTGCCTTCTTCCAGCCACTTCAGGTATGCCTGATAGTCGGTGTTGGCGGGGTCTTTGGGAATGGACGCAAAGTCAGCAAGTCTTATAACGACTTGCGACTCGCCATATGAAGTGCTTGGCGCTAGTTTATATTCAGGCATCTTATAGCTCCGCAGAAGCCGTCCAGCCAGCAACAATCATGTTTTGTGCTGACCACCCGGCAGATTTTGTAATGTGCGTCCATGCCGCCGAATTGATCCAGTCGGCAGTCACCCCAGTGATGTTTGCCCCAGTACCCGTGTTGTGCATATTTCCACTACCGCTGGCACCTGCGTTGTCGTAAGTCACAATCGTTGGCGTTGCTCTCATTTGAACCGGGAATCCAACGCGACCGCCAGCTTCGCTTGTTGACCATGCGTAGAACAACCCGGCGCCGCCTGAAGTGATGTTGTTTGTGTTGACTGAGTTGCAGAAATACCGTTGACACATCATCAACTCGCGCCCGTAGTCGATCTGCTCGAAGGCCGAGGCGTTGGTGCCAGCTTCAAGCTGGACGCCGGTGATGTAGAAGGTGGCTCCGTTGGTGCCGACTACGTTAACCGAGCCGGTAGCACCGCCCAAGTTTGATGCCGCCCAAACCCCCGCAGTTCCTAAAAGAGATGAGCCATAACCCAAGTTAAAAATAACTTGGATACCTATCCCGTTATTACTCAGCCATGTGCCAGACGTATCTCCGGCAATCGTGATTGTTTTTGTTTCCCACGTGTTTGCGCTGCTGATCGTGAACGTAAACGGGTACGAACGATTAAAACCAGAATTTTTCAGCACACCGCTAAACGTGCCGGTCAGAGAACTTCTGACCTGAAAAGACAACGTAACGGATTGAGCTGATGCAGTGCCCCACCCAAGATCGGAAACATTGAACCCTTCAATTGATTGCTGAATGCCGTAATAATCACCAGAAGCCACAGTTGTGGCCGCAAGGGACGTAACCCCCAGATAGTTGGAAAAGCCCGTCGGAGGCGTTACGGACCCAGCGTTCTGCTGAACAGAAAATTTGGAAGAAATTCCCAAGCGGGCCATCCATCGGTCTAGCGTATATGTGGAATCTGCCGTTGGCGTCACACTCGCCCCAGCATTTCGCTGATCGATGGCCATGTTGCCGTTGATGATGCGGTTGCGAAACCCCATCGAGTTGGGCGGGCTGGCGACCCCGGAGAAGACAGCATTGCTGCCGCCGCTGGCGTCTTGGTAGGTGTTTGCTTTTACGAGGCTCATGCCAGTTGCTCCTCAGTCGGACGCGCAAGCGTCGGGTGTTCCCACTTGGCGATGTAGTCGCCACGGCCATCGCTGTCGTTTTGCAGCGTGATGACGGTCGTGAAGTCCGCATCAGTAAGCTGCGGATACAAGGCCTTGATTTTGTCGTACAAGCTCATCATGCACCCCTCACCATTGAGGCCTGGAAAAAGACCGCTGACGGGCCGAAAGCGGAAGTGCTCTGCGCGCTGCCATTGTTATGCTGCCCATAAATCTCGACGTAATCTGTCGAACCATTGAGGTAGACAAGACAAGAAATCGTATTGTTTAGGCCCACTGCGTTATTAGGAACCGAACTTCCACGCTTTAATTCCGCACCGTTTTTATAAACCATAATGAACGTGTAAGTCGAAGTCCAACCGCCCCAGTTGATGCCCGCGTTGACTTGGTAATACCCTGCAACCGTTGGCGTAAAGCGATAGTTCGTGGCGTTGTCGTAACAGCTATTGGTGTCGAACTCTTCAGTTTGAAAGGCTATTTTTGTTGCAGTCGCGTTATTGATACTTTGAGCGCCGCTGGCGTAAGCGCTAAACGCCGGGCCGTTCACAGGCACACCTGCCGTGCCAGTCGTCAAGATCGTGCCGGTGTTATCCGGCAGCGTCAGCGTGCGATCCGTATTGCCGTTGGGCGAGGCAATCGTGAAGATGCCGGTGCCCGAGGCGTTGCCCGAAATTTTTACTTGGCTCATTGTGCGGCTCCTTCAAGCGCGGCCTTGATTTCATCCGGGGTAACAGCCGCATCAATCGCCGTTTGGATGGCAGCATACTTCTCACGGATTAACTGACGGGCTGCTTCAGCACCTTCTGCCTGACCGGGAATCTGCTTCGCAATAGCGTCGTCGTAGGGCGCAAACTCTACAGCACGCGCAGCACGACGCATGTCGTGGCCGATGGCTTTAGCTTTGGTGACGTTAATCACGATCATGCTTGGTACTCCCATGCAGCGCGGAACGTGCGGTCAGCCGGGATATTCGCCACATCCACGATCTTGAATGGCTTGCCCGCAGGCACATCCTTAACCGCAATCTCTTCGATGGTCAGGCCGCACTCTGGCGCGGGGATGATGACCACCACGCCACCATCGTCAGTAGGGTAAATGATGCGTTGGTTCATGATTAATCCTTAACGGAAGACGGCCACAGAAACCACTGCCGAGTCTTCAAATGAATTTATGGCAGGATAAAACGTTCCCACACGAACGGATGAGCTTGACGCCATATGCGCACCTGAAGCCCTTTGCCCTAGGCTGTTATCACTGGCTGAAACAACAGGAGCGGCGTTGGCGTCCGGCATGGCAGAAGTTAAGTTAACGGTATATTGACCTGTGCCGTTATCGGTAATGCTCGACACGTTGCCGCTCGCACGAATCGCCACCGTGCCAGTTCCGTTGAAGTTCACCCATGCGCGGCAGCCGTAGGCCGTGGCCACTGAGCCGTAACCCGAGTTGAACTGAAACAAACCAGCAGAGGTGATGCGGGCCTGCTCGTTTGTCGAAGTTTCGAAACGAAGATTGGTGTCGGCCGCAACAATAAGGTCTACATCATTTGTTCCACCCGCTTGAATGTTTGTCTGCGCGTCAATGCCAAATTGAATTTTGTCTTTAACCGTTATGTTCCCGCTGGAGTCAATACGCATTGCCTCTGTGCCGCCCGTAGCAATAGCCACCGTGTCAGCGGCGGGGAAGAACATCCCGGTGTTGGAGTCGCCGCCCGCAAGTGAGGGCGTAGATGCGCTGCCGTCAGGCCCGGTAATTCCGGTAGAGCCGTTAATCGTTACTGGCATTTCAATTCCTTCCTTAGACCACAGTCCACACCGCGCCGGACGACACCGTCACCGTCACACCGCTGCCCACCGTGATGGGGCCAAACGTACCGGCGTTCTTGTTGCCGGGGATGGTGTAGTTGTTGGTCACCGTCTGGTCGTTTTCAAAAAATACTTGGTTGGCACCGCCACCGGTAGCGCCACCGCCACCGCCAGCTACCTTGACGAAGTCACCTACGCCCGAGTCCCACGCAGCCAGCACCGAGTCCCCAGCAGCCACCGCAATACCGGTCGTCGGAGAACCGGGGCCACCTTTGAGCGACAGGGTGCTGTCGCTGTTGTTGATGACGACGTAGGTCTTGCTCTGCTTGGGGGCGTAAACAACCCGCGCAGTTCCCGGCGTGCCGGTGGCAATCAGAATGGCTGTGCGAGCTTCGTTCTGAGCACCGCCAGCAGTGGTAGAAAGCGTCCAGTCCCCAGCAGTCACGCTGGCCGTGGAAGTCGCGGCAATCGAATCTTCGATCAGTTGGGTCAACTGGTTGTTGACCGCCGTGCCCCAAGTATTGGTCAGTTCCCCGGTGACGGGCTGCACGAATCCAAGCAGCGAGGTGTATGCGGATGGCATTTAAGGCTCCTTCGTGTCGATATTGCGCCAGCCAGCGTCAGCCGAGGTTGAAACATTTTGCCACGAGGAGGGCCCAGTGTCATCAATTACGGTCCATCCAGCGCTCTGGGTATCGACAATCAATTCCCATTTCAGGCGGGCCATGATCTGGTCCGCCGCGTTTACGTTTTCTTGAATTAGGGCAGCAAACGCTGCGATGACCGCAAAGGCGTCTTGTGCCGTAGCCGACTCGTTGACCGACACAGGGAACGTCGCTGCCGCAGAAATAGCATCCGTGCCTGTAGCCGACTCAGCAACTCGTGCTCCAAAAGCCACTTGCCCCGCTGCCGCGTCAGCCGCCTGCGCATTCTCCAGCACCGCGCCAAAGAAGGTGAAGCTGGACGCCGTAGCGTCGATCCCCGCCGCAGACTCAGCAATCTGGGCGGAATAAACCGGCACGGAGGACACGGTCTCGGACCCTGCCGCGCTTTCATTCACCCGGGTTGCGTACGTCGGGACACTGCTGATGGTGTCGGCCCCTTGCACGGACTCACTGACTGCCATCGGGAACGTAGCTTTTGCCGAAACACTGTCCGTGCCGCTAGCACCCTCATCCACCACCCCGAACACAGCGTGTTGGGTGAACGTGAAGTCCACGCCTTCGGCAGTCTCGGAAATCTGCGAGGTGAGCACCGCCCCAGCCAGAACAGCATCGCTGCCCGTGGCAGTCTCGGAAACGCTGACGGCGTAGTTCGGGACGGAAGAAACCGTGTCCGTGCCCGTGGCAGTTTCGCTAACGTCACTCAAGAACGTCGCTGCCGCCGACACCGTATCCGTGCCTGCCGCCGACTCATCAATCACCCCGCCAAACGTGGCAGCGGAAGCAACCGCGTCAGAACCTGTTGCAGTCTCGGAGACAGCCGTACCAAAAGTGATACGTGCAGCAGTCGCGTCCGAACCTGTGGCTGACTCACTGACCGAGGCAGGAACGGACAAGTTGGCAACCTGCACATCCTGCGCCGTGGCGCTTTCGATAACCGCAGCCGTGAACACGTTCCCCGCCAGCGCGGAGAAGGCGGTTGTGGAGAACGCGTAGAAGCCAAACATCAGACGACCGTCCACACGGAGCCGGAGGGCACCGTCACCGACACCCCGGCAGAAATCGTGACCGGACCACCGCTGATCGCGTTGTTCCCCGTGTTGATTGTCGAAGACGTGGTGATGGTGGCTGCGTTCTCGATGTAGCCCATGCCGCCGATGACCGCCCGACCAGCGGGATAGTCACAGAACACGTCCTTGGTGCCAGCGGAGAAGTTGACGAGCGAGCCGGAGTTGCTGGAGGCCAGCACCGTGTCCCGGGACAGCGTCGTGCCTGAAGACGTATACGTGCCGATGCCCACCTCCCACTCGGAGGTGCCCTGCCCAGCGATGGTGTAGTAGGTGATGTTGGCGTTGCCGATAGCCGCAAAGGTTTGAAACCCCGTGACGGCCCCCGCCAGCGTCACCGTACCGGTGCCGGTCGTTGTCGTAGTCTCGCGGACTCGATCCGCAAGGACGAAGGCCATATCAGGCCCCCGTCAGTTGGTCTTCGTCGAACCAGCGTTGTTGCGTGACACCATTGGCATCCACCCACTCCACGAGGTATTGGATGATGCCGCTGTCGTCCATTCGCAGAGCCAGCACGGGGCCTTGCGGCACCACGGTGGTCAGCTTTACAACGTCGCCCTTCTTGAACGCGGTGGCCATGTCGGCTCCTTATGCAGCGTCGAGGCTGAAGGTGTAGGTCACAGTCAGCGTGTCACCGTTGACCACCGAGCGATCGCCGGGAGACTGGAAGTCCGAGGCGGAGAACAGGATGCCCGTCGAGCCGCCTTTGGTGTTATCGCTGGTCAGGAACGCGCCGCCGACAGTGGTCGTGCCGTTGATGCTGAACGTTGCCGGAGAGGCGGTGTTGGTGATGACCGAGGGGTCCGCAGTAGTGGCCGCAGCAAAAGTGGCAGCGGGGCGGGTGGATTGGCTATATGCCGTGACTTCCGTCCAGCCCGCGTGCGAAGACATGGTGTCCGAAGCGTTCGGGGTGTTAGACGCGCCCGCGCCGTACAGGCCGATGTACCACGCAGCAGTGTAGGCGCTGCCGGTGAAGTATTTGTCGTTCATGTCCTTGAGGCCGACGTTGACCACGAGGTTGTGCTTCTCGGCTTGCCACTTCAGGTTGCCGTCTTGATCGAAACACTGCACGGTGAACACGCCACCCGCTTTAACTTTTTCGTTGAACATGGTCGCTCCTTATGCGATTCTGATGATTGCCGAAGTGTTGGTGGCAGCGGGGAACTGCACCGTGAAAGTTGTCGTCGAGGTCTTGTCCGCGCCAAAGTCCAGCACGCACACTGCGCCATCGGTCCCGGGCTTGTAGATCAACGCACCGCGCGCCGTGAACGCCCCTGACCACGACACGTTTGAAAACGAGATGTATGCGGTGGTGCCGCCAAGCACGGGTGTCGTGCTCACAGTCAGCGCTTCGCCGCCAGCGGTATACCCCGCCGCAACAACCTCACCCGCAGTGGTGTACTCGGTGGTGTCCACGCCCAACGACGCAGCGTTGGTGTACAGCGCTATGTAGAAGGTGTCCGAATCGAAGTCGAAGTCGCCCTTCATCAAGCCGAGCTTGAATACACTGCAAGTGGCGTTGCCGGTAAAAGCCATCAGGCAACCCCGTTATTCTGCGGTAGCGGTGCCACCCGGAACTGCCCACTGCGGTACGCATCACTGCGCTCCAGACCGTCACCCAGACGCTTGGCCATATTCAGCGCTTCGGCATACCGCTGCGCATACAGCGCCATCATGTCGGTCTCGCCCTTCATGTAGGTGTACGCCTCGACCAGCGAGCCATACAGCAGCACCGAGTCAAAGTTGTCGCCCAGCCAAGTCTGCCCGTCCGCTGCCACCGTGATGGACTCGGGGTAGAAGAAGTAGTGAAGCTCTACCGAGTACTGGCTGTCCGGCGTGGGGCCCAAGATGAACGACAGTTCATCCGTCAACACCGGGTTGGGGCTGCCCGTGGTCGTCGGACCAAACAGCGCGTAGTACTTGGGAATACCCGTGCTGGCCGGGTTAGGGTACGCCTGCCGGATGAAGTTCACGTCCTTGTTGAGCAAGTACTCGTAATTGCCCGTGCCGTCGATGACGGCCATCGAATACACCGACAGGAAGTCGGTGGGGGCAGACAGGTACTTGTTCCCGGAGGTCGTCGATCCTGTGACGTTTTTGCGCAGCGACGGAAACTGCACCGAGTTGTAGATGCGCTGCTCGGCCTGCTTGATGAACGTGTTGATGATCGACGGGGTGGTCCCGTAATCAAACGTGTTCTCAGTGTAGTCCTGAATTGCAGTGACCAACTCGGCGTAGTTCATTCAGTACCTCAAGCCATCGGGCCGCGAGCCATCACGCCTTTGGTGGCCGCACCCGTGCCACGAATCTTGATGCCAGAGGTTTTGGTCTCCGGATAAGGATTCGTGCGCTCAGTAGCGACAGACACGTTCTTGCTCAGCGCTTCTTTGACCGGCATGGTGCCCGCAGGCTCCAGCGGCTTGTACGTGGGGTTGCGATAGGTGGCCATGTCAGGCTCCTTTTCGACCGGGGGACTTCTGGTTCGCAACCTTGGCAAGGCCACGGCCCATCTTGAGCATGTCGGCGTTGGTCTTGCCACCGGCGCGCATTTTGGTCGGGGCCTTGCCCGGGTGCATGTTTTTTTCGTGCTTGCGCACTGCGGTTTTAGCGTCCATGTTCGACTCCTTATGTCGTGACTACCTCGACTGTACCAATTTGCACGGTGGAAACCAAGTCGTTTGGAGTAAGCGCCGCATCGAAAAACGACGCGCCCCCCACCGGGTTCCACCCCCACTGAATGATCCTGCTGCCGCCCGTGGTGGAGCCGTCCGGGCCCGTGCCCGCGATTCGATACGTGCTGTCCGGACGTGGATTGCGCAGCGCCTGCGGGTCGTCCACCGGATACATGCCCAACTGCAACTGCGGCTGGTCAGGGTCCCAGCACGTGGGACAAACCAAAAGCTGGTACCTTTTAGTTTTAATGATCTCGGTCTTCAACTCCGTCAGCTTATAGCGCTGCCCGCACCGATCGCACATCGCGATGGCGTTTTTGCCGGAGGCGAACCGATTGGCCATTAGGTGCCGCTACCCAAGTACTGGCGGCGCGGCACAAAGCGCACGGCAGCCTTTTCCCGGTCCTCGGTGGCGGCGATCTCCCAAGCCTCGTCGTACTGGGCCTTGAGGGACTGCATGCGGTCCATGGCTCCCGGCACCTTCATCGACAGGTAGTAGGCCAGCCCCGCCACCATGCAGGGGAGAAACCGGAACGGCATGTCCATCGTGTTGGTGCCGTTGCCCGCGTCCTGAATACGGCGCAGCCGCCAGTAGACCAACTGATAGGTCTGGCTGCTGTCCGGCACCGGCCACACAGTAAAGCGCGGGGTGTTCAGGCGCTCGATCCAAATCTGGATAGGGCGACCTTGCTGGAGCTTGTTCGGAATCGTGGCGTACGTAGAAACACTGATCCGGGTGATGGTCAGGTCGGCCTGCGTTGCCACGTTGCCCGCACCGGTGCGGATCACATGCTCCAACAGGTCCACCGTGTCAGTAGGCAGGTTGTAGGTGGCGGTGCCCGGAGTCAGGGTCTGGGTGCCCTGCTCGAACGTCCACATGTTCACGCCCCGGTTGGCCCAGTCGGCAAACAGCAGGTTCAAAGACCGCCGAGCGGTCTTGAGGTCATAACCCGTGCGAAGCTCCGAACCGCAGCGCTCGAACGCTTCCTCCACGATCTCCGCGAGATCGAGGTTAAATGTTGCGGTGCCAGAAGTGGCCATTATCGAAACCTCGCTGTCTTCTTGGCGACTGTCTTAGGCTGCGCCACAAACTGCTTGCCCGCTGCTTTGCCCGCCCGTTTGGCTCGGGTTGTGGCCGCGTACTCAGCAGGGCTGAGCGCTTTGATGGCGTTCTCGGGCAGGTATCGCTCACCCGTCTTGGATGACGGCTTACCAGACTTAGTCCGCCATTTTTGGGCGGTCCAGTCTTTGAGCGACTGCTGCGGCTGCTTCACGACTTGTACCCGCCTGCGTTTTCTTTCAGATAGCTCACTGCGGCCTCAAGCACCGCAACGTTATCTCGCGCATGCCCGAGCATGGTGTTGCAAGGATTGCACAGCAACCCCCGAACTTTACCGGACTCGTGGCAGTGATCAACATCTAAGCGTTTCCCTAACTCATCCTCAGTGATGCCGCAGATCATGCAACGGTGCCCTTCCGTTTCCCGCATTGCCTCCCACTGCTCATAGGTCAAACCATACCGCAGTTGAAGTTTTTCGGCTTTACGGTTTCGTTGCGTCGTCGGGCTTTGACGCTTGTACTCTTGATGGCAGGGCTTACACCGCGCGCTCAGGTAATGTTTTTCCGCCCAGCGGTCGAAGAAGCGATAAAAATCGCCCTCATCCTTCTCCTGCTCGCAATGACGGCACACCTTAGTCACGATACGAACCGCCCTTGGCCTTGTACTGCTTGGCCAGAAGCTGCGCCTTGCGCGCCGACCACTGCCCTGCGGCAGTACCCTGCGTAGCGGACGCCTTGATCTTCTCGAACAGCGACTTGCGCATGCCCGGCTTGGTGTAGTTGCCAGCCGCGTTCACCTTGGACGTGTTACCGCCCTCGGCGTACTGCGTGAAGTCGGTGTCGTCGCGACGAGCTTTTTTCACACCCTTGGGCATCTTGCTCGGAGCGATCGCGCCCATTCCTCGGCTGGCCATCATGGTTACACCATCCTTCCGCGAGTCTTGCCGCGCTGCGCGCAGCCATCCGCCGCCTTGACGTATCCACCCGCCGCCATCTTCTTAGGCTCAGCGCTGAACATCTTGGACGCCATGTCCATCGACTTGGTGGTGTGGCCAAGTGACGGCTTTGCAGGCTCCGTCAGCATGTCCTCATACATCTTCTTGGCGGACTTCATGGTGGCCATGGTTACACCATTCGGCCCTTGGTCTTACCGCGCTGTGCGCAACCATCGGCACGTTTAGAGGCCGTCATGCCGCCACTCTTAAAAGTCGGCGCGCGCTCATCTTCTGCCGATTCGGCCAGCAAATCCGTTGCGGACGGACCGCCTTGACCACCACGTCCAGCACCACCACCGATACCGCCGCGCCCAACATAACCACGAGACGTGGCACGAGGGCCGCGCATAGTGTCGCTATCACGCGGAACGTAGTTCTCGGATTTGGCCCGCTCGCCCGCGCGCGAGGAAGAGTCGCGGGGGACATACACACCGGCTTTAGGCGAAGACGCGTCGCTGTCACTCGCCATCTTGGTGTTGTACTTTTTGCCACCAAACTCGAATTCTTTAAGGCCGGACTTGCGGGCCTCGGCGAATGCTTTACCAAAAGCGGAAGTTGCCATGTTTTTACTCCTAGATCAGCAGGCTTTGCCGCCGCGCTTCATGACGACCATCTTGCCCTTGGTCTTACCCTTGGACGCGACGCCATCCTTGCTGGGGGCAGCGGTGCGCACAGCGCCCATCTTGGCCATGCCGCCGCCAGCCATCTTCTTCATGCCCTTCATCTCGCCCATCTCATGCTTGATCATGGATGCGGGAGCGCCCTTCTTTTTCATGAAGGACACTTCTTTTTTAACCATCGCCTTGGACTCTTTCATATCGCCACCTTCTTTAAACTTGCGGCCCTTGTCCGCGTTGAGGAAATCTTGTCCCACGCTCGACGGGACCCCGGCCTTCTTGGCAAACGCGGGGTTCTTGGCCACCGCAGCCATGAAGTTGTGCTGCTTCTTACTGACGCTCGGCATCGTCGGCTTTCTTGCGCCGAATAATTTCGGCAAACGGCTTGCCCGCAACC